CACGCCGGCATGGCTATCATAGGGACACAGATAATTCAGGAGCAGCGCCGTGTAGTCGAAGCCTCTAATGGGCCGCGTTGTGCCGTCCGCACCAAACGCTATCTCAGGCACAAGGAGGATGCCCCCGAAGATCTCAACCCCATCACGCTCCACCGTCACTTCCGAGAACGCCGTCAAATATTCAGGCCGGGGCAGCCTCGTGGAGAACGTAGCCATGGCCGTAGTGAGCCAGTCTATCGAAAGCGACTCGCTGAAGTCCTTCTCCACGTCGTTGATTTTAAGCGTCGCCCTCATATCGTCTTACCACGCCTCCTCAATTCAAGGAAGTGCTCCTCCGCCGTCAGGTCCCCCAGCCTCCGAGCTCCGGCCCTGTCGCCTATCAGGCTCTTTATGTTGAAGACAAAGGTGGGAGAGTACCCTTCTTCACCGCGAGGAGCCGTTTCTTGTCCCGCCGTTCCACCACGGGTAATCTGGCTAATAGGAGTAATGGAGACCAGCTCAGGCCCCGCCTCTCCGGCGAGGATAACCGTGGGTCTGGACACGATGCCGTGGAGGCCGTGTTGGGCTGTTTCGTCTATCTTTTGATAGTATGGCCATTTGGCTATACGTTTGTAAAGTACATCCCTATCCCACGAAGGAATGTCTACTCCTCCCGTATATGGCCCCACATCACCTCTAGTGAGACGAGGTGCCCCCTGTGGAGCGACTGTTGGTCCAGTTATGAGGGTTTTAAAGGCGCTAATGACATCTTGTGCCGCTTTAGTTTGCTTGAAAAACTTTTCTAGTGCCTCAGTTGCGCGTTCGATGATGTCCTCTAGGTCGCCGAAGTTCTTCTCCAAGAGGTCAATTACCTCTGAGGTCGCATCCCTTATTCCGAATAGGTTTGCTTCCCATGCAACTCGGAGAGCCCCTATCGCCACGGTGACGGCGATTATAGGTATCAAAATGGGCGCTATCGCAGCTTCCACAGCAACTATCGGCGGGATTAATCCATACAAGGATCTGACAAGCAGGGGTAGTGCCTGAACGGCGATGATAGTTATCGCCGGAGCCAGCATCTGGAAGACGGGAGCCAATGCGCCAAGTGGCCCCAACATTTCACCGAGGCCGGTGGTCACGTTTTTTATTGTCGCCGTCCATTGATCCATCGCCCGATCGGTAGCAGCAATGTTGTCGCCTAGAATAGCCGCCTTCTCCGTGATCTTCTCCAGAGCCATAGTCTGGAACGCTATACGGCGTTCGTTCTCAGTCAGTGTTGCAGTGGTCTTCCCCACGGACCGGGCGTATTTGATATAGGCGTCTTCAGCTCGAACGATGATACCCAGGTTGTCCAGCACAAGACGGCTCTGACGGCCAACACCAAGCGTCAACGACTGTATGCCCTGTGTAGCGTCGATGCCCATGGCCTTCCCGAGGCGGATGGCGGCGCCGAATAGTTCGTCAAGCTCTTCCGTGGGTATCCCCAGGGCGAGGGCTTCGTTTGCCCTGAGAAGCAGGTCGGAGTCCGACACCATGCCCTGAGTCGCCTTGCGGAGCTCCTCAAGGGAGGGCACGTATTCCCCTGCTGCGGCAGATAGGGCGGCAAAGGACCTGCGCAGTGTCTGGATCTGGGCGCCCAGCTTAAGGGATGCTATGGCTCCCTGAGTCAATGCCCGCGCAAAGTCCCGCATGAGGACACCGGCAGCGATCTTAGCGGAGTTCTTTAAGCTATCGATCATGCCTGTGGCCGTGCTCATACCTCGCTTGAACTGACTCGTGTCCGTCGACAGGTAGATGATTAGGTTTCCGCCGACTATTGCCATTTACACATACCTCCGTGGAAGAATTATTAACTCTCTGAGAAGACGCCTCATGATCGGAACCGCCTTCTTCGAGGCTGCTGGAAGAAGATAGGGCTGAGGCGTCTGTCGACTGGTCCCAAATTCAACATAGACCGCGTAGTTAACGAGCTTCCCCGTCTTAGGATTCACCTCGTAGCCGCCAGCCCTGACACCTACACGGGTTATATCCCCCGCCCTCGCAGCCGTAACTATCAACCGAATGCTATCCCGGAGCGCCCCTGTGTCAACTGGAACGAGCTCCTTAGCCTCCGTTTTAACTTCTTCGGCGACCTTCTTCAAGACACGGATGGCTGCGGGGTTAATGCCCTCGGTTAGAGCCAGAAAGTTACGTTTGACTTGTTCTGTGCCTACGAGTTTAAAGTGGGATCTCGCCATTATGCTGCCGTCACCTTAATCCGTTTACTCCACACTAGAACGTCTACAAGAAACTCCAAAACTTCATCGGTGAGACTCGAAACTACTTCAGGGGACGCCCACGCGAAGTGAAGCATTATCATGCCCTTCTTCTGGGCCTCGAAGTCAGCTTCAAGCCAGCTAAGCCGTTTCTGACGAGGTGTTATAAAAAACTGCCCTGCTCCGCGACGATCTTCGTCAGAATCAGGTCAATCCAATGTGCCGGCATGCGCTCCACGATTTTCTTGGTGCAGCGTTTGTCTGCCCTGCTAAGCATTATTTGGACCGACATGCGGTTAATGAGATCAATCCGCACGGCAGCGTTTTCATCCTCAATCCTCAGTATCTTAACTCGGTCAACTGAGTTAAGTGGACACCAATAGACATGGAAGCTATCATCGCCCAGCTCGGGCAACAGCAGCTTCTTAGGTTCCAAGGCATCGCTTAGGATCTCATCTATGTCGAAGAGGTTGCGGGCTTCGGCGAGGTCTCTGTGCGCGGCCTCTTCAAGCATCTTCGCCCGCTCTAGGTTGATCTCGTCAAGCGTCTTCTTCTTCTTAGGCTGTTTCGCTGGTTTTGTCTTTTTCTCCTTCTCTGCCTTCTGTTTCAGGGCTTCAAGCTTACGCTTAAGCTGTTCAGGGGTTAACCCTATGTCACTCATCTCTATTTTTCCTCCATTTTACAAACTCTTCCCATTGGTCCAGTTTGACTATGCGAAGGTGAGTCGTTGAGAATGTCTGGTATATGAGCTTGAACTCCGGCAGGACCTCCAGGTGCTTCTTAAGCCTCAGGTAGTCAAGCCAGGTCGTGGCGATGACGAAGGCCGCCGTCCCAGCGTACATGACATCCTCCTCTGACATTTCCTTTTTCAGCTCCTCGAAGGTGTACCTTCGGATCTGATCTGTTCTTGCCTCCATTCTCATCACCTATAGTAAACATACCTCTTGTCAGGATCCTCGCCGACGCCGCATATCCAGATGCGTCCCTCGGCGGGGTCCTCGAAGACACGGCAGAATCCTATCTCATCGATGACCCTGCAGGCCTCCTCGACGAGCCGTTCCTCGGACACGCTGACGAACTCGCCGTCAAGCGTCTCGAAGTAGCTCCATGTATAGTCTTCGTCGAATACGCAACGAAGCTTCTTGAATGTCTCTCTCATTTCTACCAACTCTAATCACGCCGAAAAGAAATTTGCCATCACGCTTATCTCATATCTGAGTATGCGTGGGGTTCTATCCCACTCATGCAGAGCCCGCCCACCGTCCAACGGAATCACTAATCCCACAGGCGGCACGAAGCATGTCCGCTTGGTGTTCAGTATCTGCATGACCTCGCGGCGCATATCCTCTATACGGTCCTCCTCCTCGTCACCCGACTCGCCGCGTCGGATTATGAACCAGCAGTTTACGACGTATCGAGCGTGAATCATTATTGTGAGGTGTATGTTATCCGCCGTGGCGCCGAAGTATTTTACGGGGCCATCGAAGGAGTGGCGGACCGTTACCTGATGCTTGTCCGGCACTTTGGCGTTGTACCAACCCACCGAGAACTCGACTTTGTGTGCTCTCAAGTCTCCGGTGAGCGCCCAGTTCTCCTCAAGCATGTCGCGGATCTGCTCGGCTACGCTGTCGCTTGACATCAGGTTATCTCCGCAGCGTGATAACGATATTTATTTAGGATCGACTTCTCGTTTTCCGTCATGACCTTCGGACTGCGGAAGAGCAGGTTCAAATTACCTCCGCCCTCGAGGATAGGTGTAATGAGCTCAGGGAGCATCTTCCTTCGGATCATGTCGGCTAGAAGGTTTGAGCAGAGCTGGGCGGTGACGTATTGGATGTCATGCGGAATGGTACCATAACCAAATCTGGCGGTTATCACGACATTCTGGCGTCCCTCGCAGAAGACGCCGCATACGTGGGCGACATGGGTGTTGTAGGTCCTGAAGTCTGTGAGGGCCTGAGCGACGGTGTCAATGGTTATCGCCGTTACCTCCATCAGGGGTACGGGTAGGAGGCCGATGGGGAACTCGGGGTATCCGTCGGGCCACTGGGTTACGACGCCGGCTGAGGTCACATGGACGGTTTCCCTGCTTCTGCCGTCCACGTAGATTGTGCCCACGTTGTCCTGGAAGTTGTGGCGGCAGTAGTTGTCCACGAGGTCCATGGCCTTCGGTATGAGTATGTCGTTGAGGAAGCTATCGTAATCAGCCTCGTTCTCGAAGCCGACCTGCGGGTGTTTGACCTGGGCGAAGAATCTGACTTCCTCTGCGCTGGCGTAGTTTACGCTCAATGGAGTTCCTCCTTGATTACGATGTTATAGTTGCCACGGGCGTGGATCTCCACGCCGAGCTTGGTTAGTATGAGCTCCCAGTTGTAGCTGCCGATGGTGTCGAAGTCCGCGGCTAGGACGACGTAGTTGCATGTGCCTAGAGTGAGAGGGACGTCGGGGACGCATACTCCTCCGTTGACCTTGGGGACGGCTGCGGAGGGGAGCTTCATGTAGAACTTGATTGTGTAGCCTGTGAGGTCGAATGCTGAGTCGTCGTACTTACACTTCAGTTTGAAGCATAGGTTGATTCCGTGGTCGTTCTCATAGTAGACAGGCATTTTTTCACACTCTGATTATCTCTGCGTAGATCCCTTCTCTGATTTCCACAGTAACCGTTTTGCATATCGTTACGCTTCTGAGGAACCAGAACTTCGATGCTAACATATTTTCTCCTCACAGTTGGACGGTGAATCCAAGTTACTCTCCTGTTTTGAGACTAATAAAAATAGGGTGAAGGGAGTAAAAAGTTTAGGGGTTGTAAATTACGTTTGTAAGAGGATGTAATGATTAGACGTATTCTATGTTGTATCCTGCGATGAGGGTGTCTGTGGCGATGTCGGGTGCAGATGCGGCGTTGTAAATTGCTAGGAGTTCGAGGAGATCCTGTGCGGCTAGTGTGCCTATCTGGGCGTCGTCGCCTACGTCTATGACCCAGTGGATCACATCATACTGCACGATTGCGCCCTCTTCCACGCTTGGATGGTCCGCTACGTCGATTGCGTTGCCGCTCCACAGTTCGCTGCTGCCAGCACCGTGGGCGACTATTCTCAGGAGCATGTTATTCGTGGCTTCGATGACATTTGAGTACGCCCATATCTTAATCCTGACTACCTGCTGAATCTCAGTTGGTAGGGGTACTTTTACGTGGGCGAACTCGTCGGCGGCATCGATGTCTATTCCGCCTGGGCTTGTGTTGATGACTGGGGCCACAGCGGTAGCTGTGCCGCCGAGGTTGGATAGAGGAAATTCACCGCTGATTGTTGGGAGAATGGTATCGGTTCCAGCGTCGTTGAATGCTGCTACACGATCAATTCCATAAAGGTTATTGAAAAGAACAATATTCGCAGTTCCGCCTGCGATGTTTACTTCATATCTGTCATTGTTGTAGCAGGTATTATCAGACACAAGGTTACGATCACCATTAATGTATATGCCGTCGTATTGAGTTGTATCGTCGGCATCGCTGTGATGAACAATGTTGTTACCTATTGAACAGCGGTCTGTTTCTATTTTTATTCCCCACTGAACAGCATATCCAACATGATTGTCATCTACATTAACAAGTACGCCACTAGAAACTAAGATCCCCGTTTCAAGGGACTCCCATACAGTATTAGCGGATATGATGCCGAATCCAGCAGAACAGTTTATTCCGTTGCCGAGGGGACCATGTATGTAGTTCAATGAAATAATATAGTCTTCTCCCGATACGACTATTCCATCCCCAGTTCCACCGAACCCTGCGACGTATATTTCGTTCCCTATAATTTTGGCTCTTTCTCCAGTTACAGTTATGTTGTCGTTGGGAACTTGGGAAAACGAGTTTTGACTGATTGAATTGCCGTTTCCAGCCACCGTTATGTTTGAATCGGTGAGTGAGTTAGAAGCGAAGATATGACTAGGACCAGCCATCGTTATGCCTGAATCTCTGATTATGTTTGAAGTGATGATATGCAGTTCCCCCGCCACAACTAGGGTGTTTGTCGTTGCGCTAATTCCGTTGCCAAGTATTGTAACAGATATACAGGCTGCTTGCAGTTCAATGCCTGTCCCACTTTCATTGAAAAAACAGTTTGCTATGGAGCTATATCTCATTTGTACTGCGTTAATACCGTGAATGCCTGGGATGATAGACTCTGAACTGCTGTCAACTATGAATAAGTTCTCAGCCAGTGCCACATATATTCCAGCTACAGAAAATCTGTCAATCATACAGTTTGAGATAATTGAGTCGTGTGTTTGCGTGATGTTTATTCCTGTTTCACAGTATCTAACGTATAGTCGCGTCATCGTAAAGTTTCCATGGTCGTTATTATATAGAACTCCGTTTAATAAGCGGTGTAGGTAAAGGTTATCATATTGAGCATGTATGGAGTTAACGTCCTCTATTCCAACGTCAAAGTAATACGGTGACGGCTCATCTATCTTGAAATCCTCGAACACGGGATAATAAACGTCTGTACCGACATCGCCAACCTTGAAAACGCTTATTCCAGTGTGGGGAGAAAAGAAAACAGTTGACTTACCTGCTCCTCTAATAGTCAGGTAATCAAATAAGACATCTATCTGAGCTGTTATGGTGTAATCTCCAGCCTGAATAAATATCAACCCTCCCCCTAGGGCTCCAACGTAGTCTATCGCGGCTTGAATCTCCACCTCGGCTGCCCCTTCAGGGTTGTGGGCTATAAGATCCCAGCCACCAACCCCAGCCGCAATAGCCACATTGTAAGTGGTTCCCGAGAATGTGAATTTGAACACCATAGCCGTTGCACAAAACTGGAATGTGCCAATATCCGCTGGTGAACCCTGCCTTCTAGAGTCACTCAAACCCGCTACTTGTACCATTACTTTCTCACGACTCCATCAGGCTCTTTAAACGTGAAACTCTTGATCTTTGGTTTCTTCTTCGGAGGCTTCCAGTCCTTGACATCCTCAGGCTTGACAAGTTGGATAGGGCCAAGACCTCCATGCTTCCAGTTCATGTAGCAGATGGGAATGTTCCTAGCCCCCTTGTTACCGTGATCACCCTCACCACAAACAGGGCAGACTAGGCCACCTGAACCCTTACTCAGGTTCCTAGTTATCTCCTGAAAGTGTGGGTTGTGTTGTCTTTCGGATTCAACCCTGATCTTGTCGGAATATCTCTGCATCTCGTCACGGTACTTCTCCATGCTCTCCCGTGTGATCTTATCTGGAAGACTTGGAATGTCTGACATACCGAGGCCCATAGCAGACATCCTCAGCGCTAGGCTCTCCCTCATCTGTTCAGCCTCGCGCTTCCGGCCCTGAAGCTCCCTCATCACGTCGCTTATCTGGGACTTGGTCTCCGCCTTGACAGCTGATCCGCCGTAGAGCCATCCGCTATACTGGCTCTCACACGCTTCCTTGATAGCCTCTCTTAGCTCAGGATCGTTGATCTCCTCAAGTTTGCTAGCCATTACGTTTCACCTTGAATGTCATCCTAAGTCTCCTCTTCTAACCCTATCGCCGTTACGAAGGTGCCTCCGCCCGTGATGTCGCTCGTCTGCACCGCAGGCTGCTCCGCGGCGTCGAACCGCCACCCCACCTGAACACTCACCACCCTCGTGGTCTGCGGTGGGACATCCCATGAATCCAGGTTGGTCACCCCCACGGACTCGGTGAGGCTTACGATGGTATTCGCCGTCCCCGTGTGTCTGAGTTTCAGGTACATTATCCTCCTCTGGTATCCTGCAGGGACCACCGCGCCCAGCGGCAACTCTCCAGGGACACCAGCAGCTATGATTTGGATCTCCGCCGGTGTCTGCCATTGGTTCTCCGCACGGTGCTTCTCAGGGTTTGTATGCTCTCCCTCGATTCCAATGGTGTCTATGAGGGCCTGTCTTCCAGCGCCTACGACAGGGAGCGCGTCGTATAGGCCGACGCCGTCTTCGTCGAAGGGGACGGTTCCCTCCATGTGAACCATGTCGGCGCCCACGAGTAGCACTATGGTGCGTACCATCTTTCCCGTTGAGTCGGGTGGCATTTGCATGTGTGATTCAGCCATCTATTTTCCTCCTTGAGTAGTTCCCTTCTTCTCTAATCTGTAGGCTTTCATTTATCTTTTTCATATTCATACCCTAACATGTTCTTTATACCATTCTAAGGTTCTACGGACTCCTTCTCTAAAGTCTACCTTCGGCCACCAGCCCAGAAGTTTCCAGGCGTAGTCTATGTCTATCTGCTCCTTCATTATCTGGCCCGGCCGGTCAGGGTAGAACTCAAGCGCCTTGTTAGTGGAGCCCGTCTCCTCCCTTATGATCTCGACCGTCTGCAGTACAGATAATTCCTCGCTGGTAGAGAAGTTGATGGTCTTATTTATTACGCCCTTCTCCAGCACCGCCAGAGTGCCCGCGACGACGTCGTCTACATATATGTAGCACCGGGTTTGCTCGCCGGAGCCGTCGATCGTGGCCGGCGCATCTATGAGCGCCTGGTTGAGGAATATGTAGATGGCGAGAGCGCCTCGGAGCCCTGGGCCGTAGGTCGTGCCGTATCTGAGGATGTTGTAGCGTAGCCCCCTTTCAGCGTATTCCTTTATTGTGTACTCGCTGAGCAGCTTCGTGACGGCGTATATCTCCGTCGGCACGCAGGTGCTATGCTCGTTGCTCGGGTGATCCGATGAATTTCCATAGACACAGCATGTCGAGACGAAGTGAAGGGGCACACCGTAATGCAGGCAGGCCTCGATGAAGTTATGCGTTCCTCCCACGTTGACCGCAACGCAGTGAGCCGGGTTCTTCCGGGCGTCGTTTATGTTAGCCTCAGCAGCCAGGTGGAGCACGGCCTCCACGCTTTGAACGGCGGCGAACACGGCGGCCCGGTCGGTTATGTCTCTGACTATGGACTCGCATAGGCTCGTCTCTATGAGGTCGAAGCACACGGGCTTGTAGCCCCGGTCGACCATTATCTCTATGAGACGCCTGCCGATAAAGCCGGCGCCCCCGGTAACTAAGATTCTCATTTCTCCAAAGCTCCTCTGAACATTTCCTCGTATCCGGCGACCCGGCGCCGCCAATCCCAGTTCTCAAGAACCTCTCGGCGGTTCCGTTCGCCTACTCGATGACGAAGATCCACGTCTTCCTTTAAGATGTCCAGGCGTTTATTCATTTCGCGGACGACGACATCGTCGGGCTCGACCGGTACAAGCCACTCCTCTTCGACGAGCTGGGCCATGTCGCCGACGTCGGTGGATACTATGGGGAGCCCGCAGGCGGCTGCTTCGATGGCTACGCTTGTCATACCCTCCACGTTGCTCGTGTGAACCAGGCAGTCTATACCCGCGTAGAACCGTTGCATGGGCTCCCGGCTGGCTCCCTTCTTGAAGTATTTTCCCCAGCGCCGGCACATAATCCGAACTGGGTGGTCTAGCTGTCTTGCCAGCTGAACGCGCTTACAGGGACGCTCAGCGGAGCCCGCCCAGCCAAGTTTGAAGGTTTCCCCCGATCGGGAGGTCGGCTGGAAGATGTCCGTGTCGACCCCATTGGGCGTGAAGTAGATATTATCAGCATCGGGGAACGCCTCCTTGAGTATTTTGTAGGTTTTCAGGCTGTTGCAGCCGATAGCGTTGAAGTGATGTGCTTCCTTGATGACATAAGGGTCTGGTGGGTTAGTTCGGACGCCGATACATTTCCGCATGCGATTGAAACAAATTCTGCGGTCGCCTATGACATCCCACGTTGGGTAGTTGAAGGGAAAGACCAGGTCGAAGCGGCCGTCTCCGCTGGCAACCTCATCAAACTTCTTGACCTCGTATTCGTAGGCCGTGCTATGTTTCACTATGCCACGGCTGACGAAGTCGAAAGCCCAGCCATGCTGGTCGATTAGGATTAAGACTGACTTCATCTTAACCAGTTCAGGTCTTTGATGGTCGAGACCACAAGGTTGACTTCCTCATCGGTGAGCTCGGCGTGGAGCGGAATATGGATGATGTCATCGTTTACCCTCTCAGTGTTCGGCAGATCCTGCTTGCCACCGAAGAGGGTGTACTGATCGTTCCTCCAGTTGTGGACCGCCACCTCGATGTCCTCTGCCCTCATGGCCTTCGCGAAGGCGATCCTGTTTTCGACGTGGACTGGGAACAGCCAGTTAGCCGACTTCTTATAGCGCTCCTGTTCCATAAGCGTCAGCCCGTCGACGCCCTCAAGTTGCTGACGATAGCACCCCGCTATCTTCCGTCGCCTCGCGAAAGCAGCGTCGAAGGCCTTCAGTCCCTCCAAGCCCATGACAGCGGCCACATCGTTCATGCCGTATTTGAAGCCCAGACGGGTTATGTCCTCAGGGAATTTGCCGAGGGGGCTGGCGACCCGCTTGTCTTTGTCTATGCCGAACCAGATGCGCTCCTTGGCCTCCTCGTAGACTTGACGCCGGTTCGTGACGAACATGCCGCCGTCCGCCGTGGTTATGTGCTTGATGGCTTGGAAGCTGAAGCAGGAGAAGGACTTGTCCCCCACGGGGTGACCCCGGTATTTCGCGCCCAGGGCCTGAGCTGCGTCCTCCACTATCCATAGCCCGTGCTCAGAGGCGACATTGTAGATCTCATCCATGTCGCAGGGGTAGCCACCGTAGTGGACTATGGCTATGCCTACCGTCTTATCGTTAATCCGGTGCCCAATGTCATCGGGGTCTATGTTAGCCGTTCCATATTTTATGTCGGCGAAGACAGGTTTGAAGCCAGCCTCGAGGAGGGCGGTGTTGGTGGCCACCATGGTGTAGGGCGTCGTTATGACCTCGCTTCCGGGAGCGGCTCCTGCTATCGTGTATGCGAGCCTCAGAGCAGATGTGCATGAGGTGACGGACAGGGCATACTTATAGAAGAACTTCTTCACGAAGGCTTCCTCAAACTCGGTGGCTTTCTCCCCACGGTTTATCCAGCCGCTCCGAATCAGGTCGGCTACCGCCTCCGCCGTTCCCGGCGGGATGTTTGTGGAGAAGAGGCGTATCACTTCGTCGCCTCCATGTTTAGGCTGATCAGGATTCCGTTTTCCTTATCCATGTGGGGGATGTAGGCCTGAGAGTAATCGTCGTAATCCTTATGGATTGTCTCACGCCAGTCGTATCGTCGCACGTTTTTGAAGCATGCGGATTCAAGCACATTTTTCAAGGAATCAAAGTCGTAGGCGGTCTTCAGGTAGATGAAGCCGTCACCCGAGGGCCACTTACCGTATAGGGGCCCCAATATTCCCCGGTGTTTTAAATCGCCGTATTTGAGGTACACCTTGACCACGGCCCCAAAGTCCGTGACCGCCAGACGCAGGATGCCGCCCGGCTTCAGGACTCGGTGCCATTCCTTCAGGACTTGTGGCACTTCATCGAAGCCGTCGAAGTATTGAAACGCGTGGCTGCAATAGATCAGGTCGACGGTGTCATCCTCAAACATGGATAAATGCTGTATGTCCTCATTATGATCGATATGGGGGTAGTCCGTCAGGTCTATGTGTATGAAGCCGGGAATGAACTTCTCGCCACAGCCCAGATGAAGCCTGATTTCATCGTTGCCCTCGTTTATTTTATTGACATGGCTCCGCCAGAGCGGGTGATGCTCCTTTTTCTCCCACGGCTTGGGACCCCACTCCATCACAATCGTTTCTGGCATTAGCGCCAAGAAGAAGTGAGGCGTGCCTGGCGGGATGTGAATAGCATCTCCCCTTGAAAGCGTGCGTGCACGCTCGCCTTCGACATAGTATTGAACTGAGCCCGCTATGACAACGGCGTCCTCAGCGCTTTCCTTATGGACGCAGCCGCCTCGGGCGTATCCCTTCTTGGTCGTGAAAAGGGTTAGCTCCCGGTCTTCAGGAAGTAGCCCCGTTATGAGGTGGATTTCTCCACGCTTATCCTCATGTATTTTCTCCAGTCTCATTTCTCCACAACTCAATCGTTTTCTTCAAACCTTCTTCTAAGCACATCGGCTCAGGAACCTTCAGCACTCTCCTGATCTTCTGGTTTGAGCCGACAAGGTGCATGATGTCGAGGGGTCGCTTAGGCATCTGACGCCAGACGACGTCGCCCTCGAAGCCCGTCAGACTCGCCGTTAAGTCGGCGAGCTCGCGTATCGATGTTCCAATTCCCGAGGAGACGTTGAATGTCTCTCCTATCGCCTTCGGGTTCTCTAAGGCCGCCAGGTATGCCTCCAGCTGGTCGGTGAAGTAGAGGAAGTCCCGGACCGGCTCGGGGTCCCCGAGCTGGCACTCTTTCTCATGCAGCATCTGGTAGATGATTTTCTCCACGACGAACCATTTATCCCGTTTCCGGCCATAGCTGTTAAAGAACCTGAGCAGGGTGACGGGGAAGTTGAAGGCCTTGTGCATATACGTCAGGTACTTCTCAGCTGCGTATTTGCTCACCGAGTACGGGCTATTCGGAATCAGCCGGGGATTGCTCTCTGTCTTCAGCTTCTGGTTGCAGACGCCGTAGACCTCCGCCGAGCTTGCGTAGATGAACTGCTGGAAATTCGGGATATTCCGCATACAGAGCTCGGCTAGGTTCACCGTGCCAATGAAGTTCGTCTCAAGGGTTTCCTGTGGATGCATGTACGAGTAGCCGACAGCCGTCAACGCGCCCAGGTGTACAACGATGTCGGGTTTGATCTTCTGAATACACTTCGTCAGCGAGAAGACGTCTCTGAGGTCGGCGTACCAGAGCTCCTCAGGTGGGGTAACGTTCTTGCCGATGCGCCCCGTCACGTACCGCTCAAGGCTGTAAATCTTGTAGCCCAGCTCCCTGAGCCGGGGGCGGAGCTCGCTTCCGATGAAGCCTGTTGTGCCGGTTAGAAGTATATTACGCCAGGACACGCTACACAAGCTCCTTAAAGTATTCGAGGACCCGGGCCGCCTGCACCTCTGATGAATGATATTTGAGGAAGGTTTCATGTCCCCGCTGGGCAATGGCTTTCCGCTCTTCCTCGTTTTTGAGGTAGTAGCGGATTTTCTTTCTAAAGTTTGTTCGGTCTATTTCTACGAAGTTCTCTCCGGGGGCGAGGTGGAGATCCTCTGCGCATGTGGGGGTGTCCATCATTATCAGGGTGTTTGTAGCCATACCCTCTATTGTCTTTGGCTGGAGGAAGGCGTAGTCCTTTTTGCCTAGGAGGGGTTCGTGGCAGTTTCCTGTAGCCAGGATTTTGGACTGCCCCATTCTTTCTGCGTAGCCCTCAAGGGTTGGAATAGACTTATCCCCAGCGCGTACCCAACAACGTGGGTTTTTATGGTATGTATAGTATATAGCGTTGCGAAGGGGGTATGTTTCCGGGCTCATGTTCCCTGTGAGGAAAACATCGTAGATACGTTCTAGATCCGTGGGCTTGAATAGGTCGGCTTCTACGGATGGAAATAGTTTGACGCATCGTGCCTTAACCAGTTTCTGGTATTCTGGCTGGGCGGCGCCCTGATAGAGGAAAACGAGGTCAAAGTCTTCTTTGTTTATCCATTCGGTGTGGCGTAAAATGCTTCTCCAGGGATCGGAGCACATGACGCCCTTTGGGACGATGAGTTTATCGATGTTCTTAAAGTTCTCTGAGTTGTTGAAAACGTTAGCGAAGAACATTACAAAGTCGGCGTCGGCCTCCTCAGCTTGTTTCTGGATGTCGGCTGCGAAGCCGGTTCTTCCGCTGAACGTCATGTCGGCGATTTCGCTCATTCGCTGCTCGAGGGCGTGATAGTAGTGGCGGAATGAGTGGCCACGCCTGGCGTGCTCATAATAGTCGAGGGTTATCCACAGAATTTTCATATTAATCCCATCTTCTTGAATCGTTCTAAAAGCATTATTTGGGCGTCGCGTAGGTCTTGCGCGTTCATCTCCTCAGTCTCAACGACCACGTTACCCTGCATGCCTTTGCCTACTATGAGGTACTTGCTAAAGTCCCTCGTTAAAATCTTCATGCCAAACGCGTCGGGGTCATTCCAGACGGGGCTCCCTGGGTAGGGCGTGAAGAGGCAGACAATCACCTCATCTGGTCGGTTTCTCTCGATGAAGTCAAGGGAGGCATGGATCGTATCCCATGTTTCTCCTGGGCTGCCAACAATTATAGATGCCTTGGTCGGTATTCCGGCTTCAACGGACCTGTTTATCGCTAGTGCATTCTGCTCAACAGTGGTATCTTTTTGGAGGTTGTCGAGTATAGTCTGGCTCCCGGACTCTATGCCATAGACTATCTGAACGCATCCTGATTCCTTCATAGCCGTTAAGACTTTCTCGTCTACAAGGTCAGTTCTTGTCAGACACCGCCATATAACCCAGCGTTTTTTGAATCCGTCAAGTATCTCGAAAAACCTTGGTTTGTTACGTGTGAAGATGTCGTCCCTTATGTTGAAGGCCTGTATGCCGTATAGTTGGATGCACTCATCGACCTCTGATAGGACGTTGGCCGCGCTTCTATACCTGACCTTTTTTCCTCGGGCGTCCTTACAACAGAAAGCACATCGGTAAGGACATCCCCGTGAAGTAACTAGGCTGGTTGACTTCAAGCCGCCAATCGTTCTAGTATATTCATAGTTTGATACGAGGTGTCTGGCGGGGAAGGGAATTGTGTCCAGGTTCTCTATTGGAGAACAACTTATGATCTTCTCCGAATCTTCTTCAAGTGCCTTGAGGATGGCCTCTTCCCCTTCTCCGACTACGACCTTGTCGAAGTGTTCAGCCATCTCATGGGGCATACATGTCGGATGTGGCCCCCCGACTATTCGGAGTGAGTCTGGGTAAAGGTTTTTCACGTATTGATTTACTTCCAAAGCAGAGTCGAGGATAGAAGACGAACAGTAAACACCATATACATCCGCTTCATGGTTTTTTAGTACGCTCAAGTCATCATGGAAATTCATATCCACGACTTCGACTTCCACGCCTTTTCCTTCAAGGATGGCTCCCAGATAGAGCAGGCCCAGAGGCTCGTCCCAGCGGGGATCCTCGTCCACGGTGTCCATTGGATTAATCAGACAAACCTTCATTATGACTGGCCTCTGTCAATTAGCGTGGTTTTTATTTAAAACCCAGTCAAAGTATTTGGCTATTCCATCCTTCAAGTTGACTTCTGGTTTAAACCCGAGCTTCTTCTCTGCTAAGGATATGTCTGCCATGAATCTTCTGACGTCGCTGGGGCGGGGCGGTAAGTGGGCTGGCTCTAAACTCCTTTCTCTACCTGTTTTCTCCGAGGCCACGTTTAAGATGGTTTCAGCCAGTTCGTTTATGCTTGTTTCGACCCCGGTGCCGAAGTTGATTGCTCTCCCAAATATATCTAGTTCCTCATATCTGTCCAGAATCAGCTCGTATGCGTTTATCAGGTCGTCAATATAGTGGAAATCCTTTGTCTGCTCTCCGTCGCCGTAGACGGTGGGGGACTTTCCGCTTAGGACCTGGGAGCAGAATTTGGGTATGACCGCCGAGTAGCCTTTAAACCTCTGTCGGGGGCCGTATGTGTTGAACTGTCTGAGGATTACGACGGGCATTTTGTATGTGTGGTAGTATGCTGAGCAGAGCCTGTCGGAGGCCGCCTTTCCTGCGGCATAAGGGGATTGTGGGTTGAACGGGTGTTTTTCATCCATTGGCGTGTACTGGGCGGTTCCGTAGACTTCTGAGGTGGAGGCGTAGACCATTAGTTTAACGGGGTTTCTTCGAGTCAGGGTTCTTCTGACGGCCTCTAATACGTTGAGGGTTCCTATGGCGTTGACTTGAAAGCTGGGAACGGGATTGTTTATTGACTCCTCCCAATGCACCTGTGCGGCTAGGTGGAAGACGATGTCGATGTCGTGTACTATGTCGTTTAAGAGGAAAACGTCGAGTATTGATTCCTTTATGAAGTGGAAGTTGGGGGCGTAATTGTAGCAGGCTCTAATATTATCGTGTATGCTGCTTGAAAGGTCATCCAAGACAATTACTTTATGGCCTATCTTCAGAAGGTACTCAGCCAGGTTGCTTCCGATGAAGCCTGCGCCACCCGTTATTAGAATGCTTAGTTTGCTCATTGTGGCTACCCTTTGAGACTGATTTTGTATATGGTTTCTGACCGCATGATTTCGCCGTTTTCGATGTTTATTATTTGCAGGTCTTTTACTTTTTCATTGTTTTCTATTTTGGTTACTAGGTCTTCTCTGTTATATCTGATCGTGTAGAAGTGTTCTCCTTTCTTGATCGCCATGGGGTCATCCCAGGGCTCTTTCTCGAAGATGATGAGCACCTGTTTCCGGGCGATCCTTATCAGTTGATTGAGGATGTCGTGGTATTCCTCGGGCTTGAAGTTGACGAAGGTGTTTATGCAGATGACGGCGTCGAAGGTGCCGTCGGGGTATATTCCGTCTATTATGTTTCCGTGGCATACTTCGATTTCAGGATGGACTTCCTTCGCGTGATCTAGGAACTTCTTTGTCAGGTCTAGTCCAGTGTATTTTATGCCTCTTTCCTTGAAGTGGGGGTACGGAACACACGATGCACAGCCAACGTCGAGAACCGATTCACCGACTTCTTGAACGATGTCCGCTACCAGTTTGAACATGTTTTCTCTTAAGATACAGAACTCTGGCCCGCTATGCGTGCGCAAGAAGTTAGGGGCGGCATTGCCTTGCCACCATTTTTCCCAGTCTCTTAGACTCATTTTGAAAAACTTCTTAGATACTCCTCGAAACGGAATGGAATTGATCTATCGATTTCCGGGGGGACTCGCCCGCGTGACTTGCCTTCCGGCCTGATCAGGTTGAAGTCCCCTATTTTCTTATTCTTAATTGTCTTCAGCGTGGGCTTTATCAACGCGACTTGGTGATCATAAAGCCTCTGCTCTACGTCGTATATGGAGTCGTCTTTGAACATGGGCACTTTATTCCGAGATATAATTCTCCCAGCGTCGACTCTGTAGTTTATGAAGTGAACGGTTATCCCCTGGGGAATATCTAGATATATGGCCCACTGTAAAGTGTCCAAGCCCCTGTTCTCCGGCAGTAGCCCAGGGTGGACGTTCACGATTCCATAGTTGAAGGCTTTTATGATTTTATCTTTTAGTATTCTAGCCCCGCCGATGAAGGCGACGTCTAAATCGTATTTCTTGATTAGGACCCGGCACTCCTCTGAGTTGTGAACTACGGAGTGATAGGGAATATCTAGCAGGTCCGCGATCTCCTTCGGGTGGAAGGGGGGCTCTCGTTTCACCCTTGTTCTGTTCTCGAGGTCGGGTATGTTCAGCTGCCTCCATGGAGCCGCCAACACACAGCTCAGCCCATGGTGTTTCTCGAGGGCGATCATGAAGTCGGTGGTCTTGATGTGCGGGAAATCATAGGCGAATAATCCCACATTCATTTCCAAGGGGGCAACCATCTCTGGCACTTGGGGCATTTCTTAGGCTTCTCAACGCGGGGCTTCCACTCGTAACCACAGAACTTGCAGATCACTTCTCGCTTTCCTCCAGAACTCTGAGGATTCCAAAAGGAGATAGACCAAAAGTGGTATCGCAATCCCCCTCGAATGGGATCTCATAATATAAAAAGAACACACTGCATTGAAGTGCATATATGAACATCATGGCACTCACAAATCGGAAGGGATTATCCCAATATGGAGGAAACATGAACCACCAAGCTGATATTGCCAATGAGATAAAGATCTGAGGCAGTAAGGCCTTTTGATAGTGAGTCATGTGAGTTATCATTGCGTTTTTACCTCTGGATTATTCAATGTCATAGGGCTCTGATTACTATTACAACAATAACTATAAAAGGTCTTTTATCCCCCTATTTTGTTATTTTCTGCTCAATTCCTCGAAAAGCCGATCCCAGTTTTCAATGAGAATGTTCCATGAGTAGGTTTTAAGGATGAACTCCCGGTTTGCTTTTCCGACGCTCTTTATCAGATCCCTGTCTTTGTCCAGTATCCCTAATTTTATGTTGGCTTCCCTTACGACGACGTCGTCAGGATCACCGGGGATAAGCCATCTCTCCGGCACTACCTTTGAGAAGCTGCAGATGTCGGTGCTGACAACAGGAAGCTCACAGCACATAGCCTCCATCAGAGTGCTCCCGATGCCGTGAGCCCTGTCCTCCCTCATCAGAGAAACGTAGACGTCTAGGTTGTTGTAGAACTCTACCATCGGCTGCTGACTGCGACCTTTGACGAAGAACTCGGGACCATGGTCTCCCTTAATCTTCACAGGGTAGTTTAAGAGCTTAAGCAGGTGCGTTCTTTTTATCGGGCGATTGGGGTTGCCAGCCCAGCCCACTCTCAGCTCTTCAGAATGTGGTTTTTCCAGTGGTACGAAAAGGTCGGAGTTGACCCCTGCCTGCAGTAAAACGGTGTTTGTGATTCCAAGTTTCTCGGCTTTCTTCATGAGGCGGTCAGTACATAAAGCGAATACGTCGATGGCTGAAGGCGGGGGAGCGAAATAGGTTCCGGCACACCACATGATAAGCGGTTTTTCACATGCCTTCTTCCGCACTCCATAGCCGAGGTTATCCCAGATCCATCTGCTGAAGACGAAGATAACGTCATGCTCTTCTATGGTTTTTGAGGTCACTGTGCCTAGGGGTGACACTGCAGTAGCGGTGACATCGTGTTTAGAAAATTCACTTATATCCCTGCCAATGAAGTCGAAGGCCCAGCCAAAACTGTCAGCGATGATGAGTACCTTCATGCTCCCAACCCCCAGTTCTCATCGTTGCGCAGTATTCGGCTATAACCCTTTGTCCACTGTTCACTCTGCCTTATGACCGCGATGGTTTCCTTGTCGTCGATTCTATACGCCGTAAGCGGCACGTTCGCATGATGCAGATGGTATATAATCGTCTCCTCTTCCACGGCGTTGTCAAGCCGCCGACGAGCCATTCCAGCACGAGCGGCTCGCTTCCACATGTCCACGTCCTCCCAGCCCCAGATCGTCATGCGCTCGTCGAAGCCCTGGCACTCATACCACCATTCGGAGGGGGCGCTTACGAATCCGCCCCAGCCCTCTGATATGTGGGCCCAGCGGCCTTTTTTCAGTTTCTCGTAGTCTTGTGGAAGATTGATGGTTGCGGGGTCCAAGGCCGCTGGTTCTAGGAGCACTACACGGCTGCTCATGTAGATGCGCGGGTGTATGCTGTGTATCCCGTGGGCAAATTCGAGGACGCAGGGCTCCATTACAAGGTCGGCGTCGAGGGCGCATGAATACCTCGCCGTGGCCCGGCGCAGGCCGATGTTACGGGCGACGGCGAGGCTCCAGGGTGCGTCAGTTTCGCAGCGGTAGACGGTGCAGTCGGGCAGGAGCTGCATCAGCTTCTCATGGTTTTCCTCGGTGGATCCGTAGTCGACTACGATGAGCTCCAGGGGCTGGAGCTCCTGCAGCTCTACGCTTTTCAGGCAGCTGCGGAGCATGTGTCCGCATCGGTTGCGGATGGGGATGACTACCGAGTAGGCCGGATCCTCGACTTCGTGAAGCTGAACGGTTTCAAGGTTCATCGACCTTCCCCCAAACGAAGGCGGCGATCAGGTCCTTGGTAAAATCTTCGTTGCTGACGATGGTGCCGTCCTTCTTTATGTAGGGAGGCGGGTCGAAGTCCTGTCCTCTCAGCACTTCGAGAGGCGTCTTTTGGACGCCAACCTTTATGGGGTCAAGATGCAGTATCTCGGTGCCTGGGTCAGCCCAGACTTCGTAGCCTTCGTCTAGTGCGTTCTCGCAGAAGTGTATATGAGGATGCGGGTTTTCGTAGTCGATGAGCTTGAAGATGTCATGCTTCACAAGGTAGCAGGAGCCCACGCTGTCAACCTCGAAGGGCTCTCCGTCGTTGGGGTCGGGCGGCGAGAAGGGGTGGAAGCGGTATCCGTATAGTCGGAAGCAGTGAACATCGAAGAACTGCAGGGGAATCGCCCGATCCACGTAGACGAAGGGTGCTATGATGTCTTTGTCATGTTTCATCAGGCGCTGAATCAGGCCGATGGGGACTTCCATTATGTCGGCGTCGATGAGAAGGAAGTGCGTTTCGTCTTCCCAGCCTTTCTCTCCGAGCATTTTCTGGAAGTCTTCGTAGACGGGGGCGATCTCGGCGGCGGACAGGGATCCTGGCATGGCCGGCTCATGGATGATCTCAGTCGAGTGCTTAGTGTCGTTTTCCCACTGCTTCAGCATATTGAGCGTAGGGTCGCGGCTGGGCCCGTAGCTGAAGACGACTCGGGACACGTCCTCAAGCTTCTCGAGCTGCGTCAGGAAGCGTGGCAGCCATATCGCTGAATCTTTAACCGGGACTCCGACCATGGTGCTCATATCATCCGCCTCCTTTCGGCGAGGGTTTTGGGACGCATCTCCTCTCTGATCTCCTCTACGAGGTTGACCCAGAGGGGTACAACGACCTTTTTCCAGTCAAAGTTTAAGGCGAACTCCCTCGACGCTTCGCCGAACCGCATGGTTTTGTCGGGGTTGTTATAGGCATCCTCTATGTACTGGGCCATCTCGTATTCGCTGGGCGAAGCTATGAAGCTCAGGGCCGGCGTGAGCTCTAAGTTGTATTTCTCCACCAGCCAGCCGTGGCCCTTTATGAGCTCGGGCATGGATGTGAAGTTGGTGCCAATCGACGGAACCTCACATGAGGCTGCTTCAAGGATGGGTATGCCGAAGCCCTCGGCGCGGCTTGCGTTCAGCAGTATGTCAAAGCCACCGTAGAGTTTCGCCATGTCCTCAGGGGTTAGACCTTGCCACCAGAAGTATTCGTCGATGACCTTCACGTATTGGGAGACGCCGCAGATGTCGTACCAGTGATCGATGTTAAAGCCGCCGGGGAAGCGGGCAAGCGTGTGCAAGAAGACCCGAGTGTCCTTACGGGCATCAGGGTTATTCTCGAAGAAGATTTTGAGGGCCAAGGCGTCCTTGTCGAAGCCTTTCCGCTTGGTGTCCTTGTTGGCCGCGACCTTGCCGATGACGAAGCACTCGTCGGGCCAGGGCTCCGCTCTTCCAGATACAAGTGGAACCGATACGTCAAAGAGGTGCTTGCGGCTTGCCACCGGATCCTCTGAGGGTTTGAAGACCGCCGTGTCGACGCCGTGGGGGATATACGTCGATTTTATGCCGTTGTTTTCTAGCTGCCGCTGTCCGAACCTGCTCATGGCCACCGGCTTGTAAGCCTTTCTCGCCGGCATTAGGGTGGGAGGCGGGATCGGGTCATGGTCTATGGGTATGATGGGCACCCAGCGCGGGTGCATGCTGCTCAGCCAGCCCGGACCTCCCACAGAGCTCGCTGACTCATCAATCCAAATGTCAAAAAGCGTAATCAGGATGTCGGGTTTCCACCGACCGCACAGGAGATGCGCGGCGTCCGATCCGAATGGGTCGAAACGCTTAGGGTAGGTTATGAGGCCGTTGAAGCCCAGGGCGGCGCCCTCAAGCCCGTAGAATGCTAGGTTGCGGATGTTGTAGTGCTTGAGGAGGTCGAATACAACGCCCTTCGTACCAACTCCATACCCAGTTCCAACGAAGTGTGCATTAGCCCACCACAGAATCTTGAAGTCCTTGCCTCCCTCAGCGATCTCTGCCAGCGTTATGTTTTCAGGCGTCGGGACGGGTAGAGGTCGGCGGAACCAGACGGTGTAGCCATGGTCGCGCTTATCCGGCCATGAGGCATCCTCTTTCACCTCGGGGTAGGAATACTCGCTGGGCTGGCCGAAGGGCTCCATGCCCCGGATCATGAACTGCTGGATCCACCAGTATTTTGAGTAGCAGCTTACATGGCTCTTATCGGTGCCGTGGCTCTGGTCGGGCTCGTCGTCGTGGGGCATTATGGGGACGTCGAGTATGACTATGCGGCCGACCCGGGCCGCCTCATCTATTGCGAGATGAAGGTCTGGAACCTTGATGTGCTCCAGAACGTCGAGGGCTACGACCAGGTCGAACTCTTCGTCTTCCCATAGGCTGAGGTCGCAGACATCGCCCCAGTACATGTATTCCTCGATGCCTTCAGCGCAGTTTTCCACAGCCCACCGGCTTATGTCGACGCCGACGGCGTGGATGCCCTGCTCATAGAAGGCTTTAACCAGGTAGCCTCGAGCTGCCCCGAGGACTATGACTGATCTTACCGTGGGTATGGCGGGGAGTATCCTGCGGACAAGATCACGGTTTCTATCGAGGTACACCTCATCGTAGGGCGCAAAGTCTCCTCGACCATAGTTGCTGCCCTCCGCTTCCAGAAAATACCCTCGTCCGTAGAACTCCGGGGGAGCGCTACCTTTGAATCTCTTAGATGAACTTAACTTGATCTCTCGTTTCTCCAATTTCAAATCTCCAAAACTGTGAATCTATACCTCGTAAAAAGCCGAGGGGAAGGGTAGTCAGTTTAGGTTAGGGACTAGCAGGAGAAGGGAGCCTCGACCGTGTGAATCCAGAAGATCCCGTCAGGGTGTAGACAGGTTCCGCCGTACTTGATGTCGGCGATGATCCACTTCTTCTGAAGTCTCGGCGAGTATTCCGTCTCGATTGTGATCCCGTGCTTCAAGGCACCCGCGAGGGCTCCCTTGGCCAGCAGCAGCGTCCGGTATGTACCGGATTCGGCTCCCCAGTCCCAGGTGGGCAGTATCAGCGTGCCCTTGGGGGTCACGTTGATGTCGAGGCCATAGGCCTGTTCTAGCCGCCCGCCGTAGATGGGATCTCTGGAGCCGAACCTGTTGGCGTAGCTGAAGTTGGTGTCCTGCATTAGCGAGGCCCAGACGACGGGGTGCATGATCACCTTGACGGGCATGTACGTCCCCGCCATCATCGAGCCCATTGATTCAATTAGAATTGAACCTGCCATGGGGCCGGTGCATTCTAGTGTTCCGCGGTTGGTGCAGCTCAGGGCGGTGTGGAAGAAGTAGTTGTCGACGCAGACCTGTAGACAAGAGCCTAGGCCTTCCGTGATGGCGTCTACGAGGCCGTACTGGACGGTCTCCATTGTGTTCTTACAGATGGCTGTGGCGCAGACGTCGTGCTCCAGCTCTATGGCGGGACATGTGACCACGGGTGCTATGGTGTCGGGTTCGTCACATGTCAGGTCGGTGCATATCACGGGGGCTACGCGGCAGATGTTGATTTTGTCGCCTGGCTTGCCTTCGATGTCGTCGTACCATTTGACGAAGTCTGCGCCTAGGAAGACGCTGCCTGGGTAGACGTGGTCGCGCTCGATCTTGTCGGCCCAGACCTCGGGGATGCAGCAGGTAGTTGTGCTGACGGTGCCGATGGCTTCGACCAGTTTCTCGGATAGCTTGTATTCGTGAAGTTTTTTCTCCTCGTTGTAGGTGCGGACTGCTATGTCCTCTAGCCTACGTCTGTCTTGCCAGACTTCGGTTCCGATGTTGTCGCTCTTTTTGAAGCTGTGCAGCATTTCACTGATGCCTTCGCGCCAGTCGTAATCGACGAACTGGTTGCCGGACAGGTTCTCGGTGAGCGCCTTCGTCTCCTCGTGCTTGGTGAGCATTTCCTCTATCGCCAGGAACTTGACGTTCATCTTGTCAACGATCCTGTTTTCCATGCCTTCGGTGTCGATGTTAACTTCGTAGGGTGGATTTTCGATTTCGTTATCCAATTCAATCACCTTTTTTAGTGGGCGGCGTTTTACGGCGACATGCCCTTTTTAGTCCGCCGAGTGCCAAAATTTATATCGCGCAGGCACTTATGCGCGGTCCTGTTGACCTTGAACTCCACTCTACAGATTTCCCCTGAAAAAAGCGGGGAGGGAAAGATATACGAGGATTTCAACGGAGTCTAAGGCTGTGTAACCTTATACATGGCGAATGTTAGCTCTTCTACCTTCGCGGCTTCCGCCTCGGCTTCCCAGCCAGTCAGGCGCCATCCTGTGAAGATGACCGTGCCGGCGATGGTTCCACATGCGATCGTGCCGTCAGAGCAGTGGCCGTAGCGGGGGTAGAAGGTGCCACCGAATGTTCCACAGTCGTTCAGGAAGAGGGTGAGGAAGTCCCCACATAGGAAGGCCTTGCGGGCGCTTCCCTCGAAGTTCCTGCGTCCTCTTAGTAGCGTGGTGGCGTTGTATGTGCCCATAGCCCTGTAGTGTGTCACCGATCGGTCGCCGCTCAGCTCTACGCCGAGCAGGTGGCCGACGATGGTTCCGCCGTAGGTTATTTTTCCGATGAGCCCCTCAACGGGGTAATCTGGTACTACTGCCATTTGTCATTACCTCATGTCTTTACGTTGAGCCGGATTTTCTTCCGGTCCTTTAGTGCATTGTAGGTTTGCTTAAGCTCCCGGTATTCCTCGACGAGTTTGCTGTGCTTTTTCCGCCATTCGTCTATGGTCTTCGCGTCGGTGAGCTGCTTCTTGGCGTACTCGTTAAGCCGAAGCGCCATGTCGCTGATCTCACGGGTTCTGGCGGCGAGTTCCTGGGTTGTGATGGCAAGTTCCTCTATTGACCGGGCTTTGTCGGATTCGGCGTTAAGCGACCGCTGTACGGCTGTCGCGCGTTCTGCGGATTCTTCGTTGGCCTTGGTCAGGGCCTTGGTGAGGGCTTCCTTGGTCTCCGCAAGGGCAGATTGGATTTCCTCTCTGGCTTCGGAGATCCGTTTGTTTTCGTCCTTGTAGAAGGCGAGGTCCTTTTCGATGGATCCCATCTGGACTTCTAGTCTGGTGTTCTCCTCTTTCTGGGCGTCGCCTTCTTCCCTGAGTCGGAGTCGTTCCTCTTTCAGGCGCTTGATCTCGGATGCGTTCTGGCTTTTCTCTTTGGTGAGGCTGGCGATCTTGACGTCCTTAGCGACTATCTCTTGAAGGGATTTGATGTTCTTCTGGCGTTCCTCGTTAGTGGCTTGTCTCTCCTGCAGGACATCGTTCTTCAGTTCCGCTATCTCGGTTTTCAAGTTAATTTCACTCATGCTTTCAATCGTCCTATCCAGTTTTGTAGGTTGATCTCGGGGGCGACCGTCGATGCAGACGGAGTCGGCCTTCCTCGCAAGTTCTTTGGTGACTGTGCAGCGTCCGACGCCGGGTCCTATGGCTCCGGTGCTGCGCGTGACTATTGCGGAGCTTCCCGGCGCCGCCGGGGCCTGCGTGGTCACGTTCTCCAAGTCCTCGAAGAACTTGCATTGGGCGCATACGTCCATACCCTGTATTCCATGGTATTCGACCAGCGCCTCCTGGACGGTTTTCTCCTGAGCCCACTTGCTATTCGGCAGATGCCTTTTGGCGAGTGGGATCAGCTTGGCCCGGGCCTTCCGGCGTAGGGCTTCGTCGCTTCCGTTGCAGACGCCTTTGACCTGGTCCATGCGGGCCAGGGCGTTGCGTAGGTGGGGTAGGTCTATTTTCCCGGTGGCGTCTTTGTAGGGCAGGTGTCGGGCGTCCTTGCGTTCGTTGGCGCAGGGCTCGACTACGGCGAAGCTGCCAGCGGGTAGATCGTTGATGTAGGCTCGGGTCCACCGTGCCTCTGCGAGTATGTCCTCGGTTTCCTCTTCGAGTTCAACCTCTTCTTGGTCAGACATTGTGATTTTCTCACTTTCGTTCTCCAAACTCAGGCTTTCTACAAGGCTACGTCCGAGGGATTCGTTTAGGAACAGCGGCTCGATGCCGATGGTCGTGGGAACCCCTGGAAGGGATGCGTCTGTTTCTAGGAGGGCGAGGGCGGTGAAGTTGTACCATTTCGGCACGTTTCGGCCGTCTTCTGTGCGGTAGCCGCCTCGGGGCTCTCCTTCTATGCTGGGGTTGACTATCTCCCCGTTGTCCAGCTTATCCTGGATGTCGGATTGCTCGTTGTCGATGCGGATTATTGCCTCTACGGCTTTGTCCTCGAACTCCGCCCAGTCGACGCGGTTCTGGGGGAAGGGCAGCATCTGGCGTGGGTTGTGGTTCAGGTTGAGGGGGCGCCAGGTCAGGGTGCGGGCGCTGCGTTCGATCTCCTCGAGGTCGCTGTAGTCGTTGGCGTTCATGCTGAGGGTGGCGGTGAGGGCTCGAACTTTGTAGTATTTTGCTTTGTCGTCCTTCTTCAGGTATTGAATGAGGGGCTCTGCCCAGCCGAAGGACTCGCACACTCCGTTGAGGCATTCCCGTGTGAGCTGGGAGGCGTAGGATTTTGTGGGGTCAAGGCTGTACTGTGTTATGAAGGTGTCATATTTGACCTGGCCAGCTTCTCCTCCGAAGAGGGCAAGGAAGTCGGTCAGGATACGCCTGAAATCAGCATGTACGGAAACCAAAGAATCTCTCCTTTTTCTCCTTTTCCCGCCAAGCTGTGAAGCACATGGCGATTATCTGGTCGTCTGGTCGCTCGGGGTCGGTATCATGGAGGGTGCTGATGCAGCGGCTTATGAAGTCGTCCTCTGACTCGCCGGGTTCAGGTTTAGGGACTGGCATGTTTCACACCCGCTCTTTCGGCGTCAATTCGCCTCCGGCATTCAAGCCACGACGGAAGATCCTTACAGCGCTTGACGGAGTTTAGCGGCTCGTCTTTGGCTAGGCACCAGTAGCCGCAGCAGCCGTATTCGCCCGCGGGGACGGGGCCCAGGTAGGGGCATTCGGTTGACGGCGGCACGATCACTGGGGGCGCCACGACGACTTCGGCTTTGACCTTCTTCTTGGACTTGGTTCTCTTCTTCTTCGGCTTCTTCTCTACGGCTTTAGCTTCCTCGGCTTTCTGCAGCGTGGCGATGTCTTCTTCGGTGAGCTCGGGGTGGGCTTGAAGGTATCGAGTGCATTCCAAGGGGTTGTCCGAGCAGTCGCTGGTGTTACTGAGTTTCAGCTTGCTACCTAGGGCCGTGCAGAACCAGCCTCTGCATCCGACGCAGGTCTTCGTTTCATCAAGGATCAGGAATTCACATTTAGGCATTACATCACTCCAAAGGTCCTCAAGACGGTTAACACGCTTACCACGGCGCCTAGCAGGCTTGTACCGAATATGAACTTTATCCAAGTTTTAGTGGTATCCCACTCGGTCCTCATCTCGATGAAGCCGTCTTGTAGGCGTTGGTGGCTGTCGTTCAGGACTTTGTATGACTCTGCGAGGTCGTCGATACGCTTGTTGATCATCTCTAATATTTGCTCGTGATTCATTTTTTCACCTATCGGTGTTTCTCTGCTACAGGCTCGACGACTCGAAACTAAAATGGGACTTCGTCTACTAGTAGACGAAGTCCCGTCTAGGCTACAATCAACTAGGGATATTAAGACTATTTTAAGTTTTCATGCGGTTTGAGATGTCTACCCATACCTCGCTGAGTAAAACATCGTCTTCGTCATGCTCCGTGACAACCATCCACATTGCGGCTGATTCCTCAACGATGTCGTGGTATCTATTCAGGTACACTCGTTTACTTTTCATACCAGCTCCTCCTCTGCTCTAGCATTGCAGCCAGCCGGCTTGGCAGCCTCTCAGCGGCGTATTCATGAAAGACATCTCCCATGAACGTGGGCTCCTTGCCGAATATCTTCACGACGTCCGATATTAGGAGGTCTACCTCTTCTTTTGAGTGTATAGTGGCATAGCACTCTGCGAATGCTTCCACCGCGCTCATCTTGGCGTATCCAGAGGGCATGTCAGCCTGTTTCTGCTTCCAGAACCAGCTCCAGATAGGGTCATCCATCTTTCCTTTAGTCGCCGTGAAGTAGACGTTGTGCCCGACTTCATGGTAAAGCGTTTTACTGTAGTCCCTGCCTGAGGCGAAGGCCTCCATAGAGAGCTGGATGGACCCGTCTTTCCTCCATTGCCCCGTTATTATGTCGCCGTCTTTCGTGTAAAGGGTTCTTATCTCGGGGACGATGTCGACTCTTTTCAGCTGCCTCGTGTGTTTCACAGGTAGTTTATCCAAGTGTTTTTGTACCTGTGATTTCAGGGTTTCCGGCACCTTAACTCCTGGAGGGAAGAACCTGGTTCCAACCGGAGGGGCACGCAGGTATTCGGGCACCTCTAAGGGATCGAACATAAGCTCCCAGCCGCACCGGCAGCCAGCGTGCGCCGGCAGTCTCGGCAGGAATTGTCCCTTGAGGTATATGCGGCCTTCAAGGGGCCCGCAGATGGGGCATACTCTTTCGTCAGCTCGGGTTGCCCAGCGCACCCGTGTTATGCCGGCTGAGTAGCCGTAGAACATCAAGCTGCTATTGACTATCTTATAGGTGAAGCTCTGGGACAGCATTTCTATGCGGCGCATCATCCCCTCGGGGCTGCGCCAGTATTCGCTTGTCTTGGCCTCATGGAGGTGGACTAAGGTCATTTCACATCGTCCAGGATCATGTTCCAGTCTTCAATATATTCGTCGCGCCATCTTTCGAGGCGGCGCTGTTCCTCAGGGGCCAGGGTGACGGGGCGCTTCAATGCGTATCCTAGGCGTCCCTGTGTGAGTCTGAGCAGGGTCTTGTAGTGGTCTTCTATGACGCGGGCTCCGACGAGCCGGGCCCGGGCCTTGTCCATGATGCCGAAGCGGTAGTTTATCTGGATGCCTTTAAGCTGTCTTGTCAGGTCGGCGGTCTCGCGTTCCTGGGTGCCCTGGTAGATCATTATGTGGCGGCTCATAGGGTATCAACTAGGGGTGTAGGAAGTATCGGATATGGACCAGGGCGGTCTCTTCGCCTGCCTTATCGCACATGAGCCGACCGTAGATAGTCTCGCCAGCGGGTATGTGTGGGGCCCTAACACGCATCTGCTGGGCCGCCGGCACGAAGCCAACGGAAGCGGAGATAAACCTCTCGCGTCCGCAGTTGACCTTCGCCACGCCGTATGCGAGTTCCAGCATCCATATCTGGCCGGCGGACTCCGTACTCTCAACCATTATGTCCGCGATGTGGCCGTCGTTGGCGGCGAACTTGGAGGTTAGTGTATTCGCGCCGGAGTCTACTAACTCGACCCAGGCGCCCCACTCGTTGATGTTCGCGTGGGCGGTCACGGTGACGGTCTTCCCCGTGTCCTCAGGGAATATGAAGGACTCATGGGCGTTAACTAGGCCGATGGCTCTCAGAGTGGCGTCATTAGGATCCCAACCGACACCCTTCATGTCATCGATGCCGGCCTTCACGTATTCCTCTATGGCCCAGATGAGCTGCTCTGCTACACTGTTGAGGGTCTCCCTCGGAATCGGTCGTTCGCTCATGCTGGAATCTTCTCCATTGCCATGATGACTCTGTCCGCCAGTGAGACTCTAGTTTCACGCGCGGGTTTAGCTTCGCTCATTATTCAATCAGCCTTTCCTGTTCTTTGTCTTCTACAGGCTCCTCCTCTTCAGGCTCTTCCTCAGGCGGGACCGCGTCCTCCGGGGGCTCGGGCTCCACTTCGTAGCCGAGGGTGCCGAGGTCGAGGCCCATCTTCCTCATGAGGATCTCAAGCTGCTTGGGGCCGATCATGCCGACTTCTATGCCGACGGTGATTATGCTCTCCATCTGGAGGTCTTCGACGCCGGTTTTCTCGACGCCCCAGAGGACCTTAGGCTCAGCGTCTAGGCTGTTGGCTGCCATGAGGCGGTCGAAGAATCCGGCTTCCACGCCTCGGCCCATGTTACGCTCTATGGCGTTTATGTTCCGGTCAACGATGGTGGTGAGCTCCTTGGCGGAGGCGAGGGTGGCGTCTTTCCAGAAGTATAGGTCGGGGGCGTAGAGGCCTTTGTAGATGAGGCGGTCTATGTGTTCTATGTAGCCTTCGTAGCGTGTGTTGCCTCTGACTTCGACGATCTGGGCGACGTCTTTCAGCTCTTCTGGCTCGAGCCAGCCGATGACCAGGTCTTCGTCGACCTCCTTCTGTCCGAGCAGTTCAGATAAACCAGCGGGGTCCCTTGTGGTCTTCCAGATGATGTCTGGGAACATGCGTTTCTCGATGATTTTGTCTATGTTGGATATGGCGGTGTTCTTGGTGGATAGGAGGGATTCGATGGGCTTGATTATGCTGGTGCCTCGGAGGTCGTTGGCGATCTGGTTGTGGACGAAGAGGGTAAGCTCATCAGCGAGTATTTTGATCTCTTTACTGCCTCTTTTCTGCGGCTTCTGGATTATGTGTTTCAAGGTGCCATCTTCGTTTTGACCAATTTCCTTGACGGTCGCCGGATGGATTATCTTGAGTGCCGACTTTGAGGGAAATTTGTTGATCTTGGTTTCCACGGGACAGAAGCCGGCTATGAGCATGTTCTTGCAGACATTAGGCAGGAAGACGTCGAGGTTCATTTCCTTGCCGAACTCGTCGACGAGCTCCTTCGCCCTCTCGGGTTCTTCATCTTCTTCGTCTACGGCGGTGTGGAAGCCCTTGCCGACGGAGGCCTCGCTGAGCCCGTTGACGGAGGCGAAGACAACGCCGTCGGTTTCATACCAGGTGTAGAAGCTTTGGATGCCAGAGACCTTGGTCTTCTTGCCGACGTCTTTCTGCTCCCTGAATGCCGCCCGTTCGCTTTGGTAGAAGCCGGACACCCTGACGCCTTCGATGGGTTTTCGAGGCTCAGAGGTGGGTTGAGGGGCGCGACGGGGTCCGGCGATCCTGGTGCTGAGGCTTTCTATTGCCTTGAAGAATCGGTTTTCACTCATATTAGGTTCGCCTTGCTATGTCTCTCCTTGAAACGTTCTATCACGTCCGCATACTCCTCCAGGGGTATGGGCTTGACCATGATCACCGCGCCACATGTGGGGCAGAGCCACTCTACGGATGGGCAGGTGGGACAGGGCTCGAGGGGGATGGTAGTCCCGCATTTACAGCTCTGCATTGCTACACCTCTACTCTAGGTAGCCATTTTCTGCATACCAGTGTAGTTATCGTGAAGAATGGATCCCATATTTTACTGAATCTGAATGCAAGGCGATAATCGTTAAGAAACTTGTAGAAAAATGAGGTTATTTTCCAGTCAATATGGTGTCCAACTTCGTGGATAAGGGTAACGATTTCGATTGGTAGGGGCAAGCCCTTCTTGATGTGGATGACTCCATCACTGTCACAGACTCCTATGGTTCTGTTGTTAGCTCCATAGGGTAATTCATGAACTCTGTATATCTTCATCTCTCTACCTTCTAATCTTCTAGGTGTCCGTGCTCTTCCCGCCACGTATTCCCAGATGTGCGGAATATGTGGCCACAGGAGAGGCACTTGATGAGCTTGCTGTCCGGCCGGCCCTCGAGGAGCCCAGCGGGTCCGATGCGTTCAAGGTGGATTACCTCTTTGCACTTAGGGCAGACTACGAAGCTGAATGTCATTAGAATATCTCTCTCTTACGGTAGACCGAGTAGCCTCCTATGGGCCTTCGTCCCTTCGTGAGCATCCTGTGGGCTCCGCTTGAGGCGTCCACGCGGTCCTTGTGGGCTCCTTCGGGGAAGGCCTCAAGCTCGTCGAGGTAGCCTTCTATGTTCCATGTGCCGGGGACCAGGAAGACGTTCTGGGCCTGGGCGGCGCTGCTCAGGGGGACGGCTCTGTCGGCTTTGGAGCCCGTCACCTTGTCGGGGTAGAAGGCGTAGCCGGCTAGGACCTTGCGGGCGTAGTGGTCGATGACGTCAACGCCTGCAGAGCCCGGCTCCTGCTCCAGGTACACATGGACGCTGAGCAGCTCCTGTTTTTCCACGCGCAGCCTGTCGAGGACGGCCGTCTGCTTGATGAGATCTTCAACTGTTTTGGGTGTGCCTCTGAGGTGCCTTATGTCGAGGACGTAGAAGCGGCCCGCGTTGTCCATGGCCATAAGGACGCCGGCGGTGTAGGCGGGGTCCGTGCCTAGCTTCTTCTCTGAGGCGGCTTTGTCCCAGTACCGGATGGCTCGGCATCCGGCGGGGTGGTCCATCTGTATGGTGAACCAGCTGCTTCTGAACATTCTGCCTACGTCCTTGATGTCCCAGTTGCCGTCCATTAGTCGCGCGCGCATAACGGGCTCAAGGTGCATCAGGCTCTTGATGTAGGTCTCCTTGTCGAGCCCAGGGTTGTCATCTATCTTCGCGGGTATGAAGGGGGCGACAGCGGTTTTGTAGTCGACGTAGCGCCGTTTCACCCACTGCACATAGGGGCCGTCGGGGTTTCCGGCGTTCCTCATTCTCAGAGGAACATTGTAATCCTCAAGCTTCTTCGTGCGCCTGAGCCGGCTGAACAAATACCGAACCTGATTCTCCCTGTGCTGGGGAACCTCATCGAAGCCCACGTACTGATAGGCAGAGCTCTGGTAGCGCAGGTGGTCGAGGGGCGCGTCCATGTAGCCGAAGGTCACCGACGAGCCGGCGGGGAAGTGGTAGGTGTTGGTGTCGCCCTTCCACTTCGCCTTATTCGCCCACCACTCATGAGCCCTGGGTATAAGCCCCTCGGGGAGCTGATGGTCTCGCAGCGTCTTCCTGAAGAGGATGGCTGCGTAGCCGGGTATGTGGCAGAACATGACGGCACCCATCAGGAGGGCGTCGCTCTTGCCTCCCCCGGCGGCGCCTCCGTAGAAGGCCTCGAAGTCGGGCAGGGTGAGGAACTGCAGTTGTTTGATGGAGGGTCTTTTGCCGTTATCCGGGGGTATCCAGCCCATCTTCAGGGCGTTCTTCAGCGCCGAGTATAGTGCTTGGCTCTGTTTGACGTAGTCTTCGCGCCTCGTTCTCCATGAAGTTATCGATGATAACTCTGACTGCGTCTTCGTCGAGTCCTCCGAGGTCAATGCCCTCTACCTCTATCCTCTGCTGAAGCTCTCCGGTGACCTTCTGCTCTATCTGTTTAGGAAGGAGGCCGGCAAGGGTGCTGATGATCTTTCCTCTAAAGGTCAGTTTCTGGCTGGGCGTCAGGTCGTCCCCTTCTATCTGATTGAGCTGCTTGTCGACAAGGGACCATACGAGGCCCTCGGCTCTGCTCCTGAGTCTTCGCCCTATCTCGGCTGCCTGGGGGCTGTTGAGCTCTCGGAATACAGTTGACCTGCTGATGTTCAGTTTTTCGGCTGTCTTCTGGTCGGTGTAGCCGGCGGCTTTGAGGTCGAGTATGAGGAGAAGTCTTTTGATTCTCCATGTGGCCCACTGTTTTGTGTCAGATTGGGTCATGGGGCTTCATTCTCTCCAGTCTACGATGCTCAATAAATTTCACCATAAAAAATGGATTATCCTATAATCTATTGATTATCCTATAATCTATTATTCATAATATGATTCGTAGAGGAACTGAGGGCAGTTGATAGTAGCATTATCTTCTATATTATTATTGTACCCTGCTGGGAGGTCTGCTCCGCGAGCAAGAGGTCACTATGTATATGAACATGACAGGAACGGCAGAGTGTGATCAAGTTTTCTGGGATATTATTTTTCTTATCTTCATCTATATGATGTACATCTAGTAAATATTCTAAATTATCTTGAGTTAAACCACATTCTTGACACAGGTAGTTATCTCTTGCTCTTATTGAGTCTCTTAATTTATTCGTCCAGTCTTCTCCGTATCCCTTATCTGAAATGCCGCCCCTCCACTTCCAATGATTCTCACCTCGAACTTTGAGGAAGGGTTTTCCCTTGTTCCAAGGAATCTGCCCCTTATGAGCTTCAGATAGTACCTTTCGATGTTCCTCAGACATGGTTTTACCTTTGTTCCATGGCTCTATCCCTAAAGTAAGGGGTGGCAGTATGCCCTTTCTTTTCAAAGTTTCAGATATTTTTCGTTTTGTTTCGTCAGTTATTGGTCCACGAGGGATTTTATGACCTTTTTTAAATTCCGTTCTGGGCGATCTACGCTGTCCCTTTGAGGATTCAGACATCTTCCTTAATCGCTCATCGGTTTCCTTTGTAAGGCCAGTATTCCACGTTGATTTGACCCTTGAATCGGTTTCTTTAGTTAAACCCTTATTCCAAGGCGTATAACCCTTTTCGAAATCCTATTGAAGGTCACCTATCATTTGTTGCGATCCGGTCCCTCTTGAGTTCGAAATTATCTCGCCTTTCTCGAAGAGCCCAGCAGCTGGAAGAAGCAGGGAGGTCCTGTATCGGGGCAGTTTGCCTATGAGCTCGGCGAGGACTTGTCCCTGTGTGAGGTTGTTGACGCTCTCCGATTTCTCTCGGTCTCTGTGGGAGTGGGTGCTGACGATTCGCGCGGTCGCCCGTTTTATGCGGGCCTCTCGTGATCTGCGTCCTCTGTGGGTCATTGAGACTCATCTCTGAGCCGCACGTCACGACAGCGTCGGAGGCGGCAGGTTGCTACAAGCTTTTTCGTGCGCGTTCGCGTGCGCTGTAGGCTCCGACGAGGCGGTGGCCAGTCACGTCGACCCCCGCTCCAATCAAGAAGGCGGAGAGGTAGGTGAATATGGTGACGTCTTGTATGCCTTCAAATATGAGGGCTGAGGCGAGGCCGGCTATGAAGGCTCTGATAATGCTGCCAGTGAATTTCCGTTGGTCGAATTTTTCGCCTGAGTCTATCCAGCCGAGGAGGGCGACGGTTATAGCCCCGAGTATGGTTATCGCGATTAGTATGATCTGGGGATCCATCTTGTTGAATTAGTTATTGTGAGTATATTAAAGTATAGCATTAGCATTAGAATCACATGGATAGACATGTGTTTGAATTGTCCCGCGGGTCAAGTCTACGTTCTTCGAGGTCTACGAGTACGTAAAATTACTGAGAAAGTAGGCTGATTTGCACCAAACTCCTCTACGGAGAGGAATGCTATGCCCCGGGGCATAATTTCTCAAAGGAAAACGCATCCCAGCATAAAAGAAAGCCAAAAACGCTTATTTTCAAAGTGTGTTCATCATTAGCGTGCGCACGGGCGGACTCATTTCTCTGTCTCCGGTTCGTGTGAGGCGGTGTCCCTCCACTTGCATTCGCGGAGGTTTTCCTTATCGGTGGGTTTGGTGGGGTACATGTGGAGGGTGAAGGGGCCGAGGATTTCGCCGTTGTGGTTTATGAAGTAGGCGTCTTCGATGATGGGTATGCCGTCTTTTGTGGTGACGGCTTGGGCGCGGTATTCGAGGACTTCGCCGGTGTTTAGGACTATGTGGCCGTGGCGGGGTAGCTCGTGGTAGGCGTGTTTACTCATCAATATGTCACCTACCAACAAGATCCATATTCATGACCAAGACACCTACAGCAAATCCATCTAAAGCCCTTTTCGGAATTATCGGCTTGAGTATGACATGTCCTTCTCGTACCTTCATGCCCACACAGCTCGCATATAATTTTCGTAGCTTCCCTCATCAATCACTTGCAACCTCCTGGGCTCTGGCGGTTTCTCTTCCTTCTGGGGTTAGGGTTATTCTGTGGGTTCTTTCGCTTGTGTTTGTTTTGGTTCTTATGATGAGGCCTCTGTCTTCGAGGCGTTTGAGGCAGCGGCTGAATGATGCCCTCCAGTTCTGTGTTAGTGTATATCCCTTTTTTCTGAGGCTGTGCGCTATGTAGCGCGCGCGCGCCATATAATAAAAGAATACTTTGAAAAGGGAAATAAGTTAGACGGTTTTTCTAATCTGAAGGGTAACTTAGAATGGGCCCGCCGGGCGCTGCCCCGGCTCAGGGAAGACCTCGGGCTGATTGAGAAGTTCCTCGAGGCCGTGGACTAGCGCGCGCTATCTGTAGATCTGCCAGTTAGACGTACTCTTCCGATAGTTTCCGCCTCTGTTCCTCGGAGAGGGTCCTGTAAATTTTCTGGACTTTTCTTCGCACTTTCTCCTTAGAGGGATTCATGCCTTCATTCCGGTAGACGGTCAATATAGTGTCATCTAATATCTCGAATAGATGAGCTCTGTCGCTGATTTCCCGCTGGATCGCCTCGATTCTCTCTGCCTTCGCGTGGTTGGTGGTCCTCGGCGTGAGCCCGGCGTAGCCGTCATGGTAGAGAACCTCGATGTTACTTGCCACGTGCTTGGGGTCCGTGTTTCCCTTTGATTCAAAGTAGTCCTGCAGTTTTTGATATAGTTTGGAGGATTCATTCATTCCTATGATGTAGACGCACGCCGATAGGTTCTCCGGGTTGGCTGGGCCTACGTGGTGCAGGTATCCCTTGTCATCCACTATTTGGACGTAGTCCCTTTTCTTTACGGTCTTGATGTCCATTCTCATGCTCGAATGCCTCGTGTAGTTAGTAGGTTTCTTACTAAATATAAGGTATAGGGGGAGATCAGTCGAGTTTGTAGCCGCCCGGCCTCCAATAGGGATTAAGTTGCCAGGCGATCGACCTGCGTTTTCCTATCCGGCATAGGCGTTTCTCGCTCTCAATGATAAGGGGATTATATTTGAGTGGGTTGTTCTTGCCCTCTCCTCTGAGTTCGTAGACTCTGGGCGTGATCGTGTTGATGTCCCATCTGAGTTCGCGCGCGAGCTCCCTGTTTGTGAAGGTCATCGCAGGGTTGTAGGTGAATATTCTTAGGACGGCTCTCTGCTTCGCGCCGAGGTCGGGCAGCACGTCGCTGAAGTATGCCCCTAATGAGGTTTCCTGTATGGCTGTCTTCATTTTTGGTAGATCTCAATGATGGTCATGTCGTCCGCGATTTTCTGTCGGATGGGGCAGTCGGGCGGGATGTTGCCGTTGCAGAGGAATAGGTTTTTGGCCAGGCCTAGTCTGAGGGCTTCCTTGGAGGGCTCGCAGATGCCGTTGTCGTGGTGCTCGCATTTACGGGTTTTTGACTTCCGTGATAGGGGTGTGCGTGGATGGCGTTTATTGGGCTTTTTACCGTAGTCGTCGTGGAGGGTGCTGGCCTTCTTGAAGTCACCCATCAGGAATCCTCCTTTGGCGTAGACTCTGAGAAAACGAAAATAGGGCATTTATCGCGTCATATCTGTCTTGAATTTTCTTTTCTATAATTTTATCAAGACCAGCAATATATCCATCGAGTATTTTATTTGTCGCTCCAAATATTTCATAATGGTCTTTACAATAGTACCATAACTCATAGTAATCTAAAACAGGTTCTCCCAGAATGTTAGTCATTACTTTTCCACGTTTGTTTTTCTTCCATGCTGGCATTTGTATCGCTCCATAAGAGGGTAAACCACAGACACGACAATTTGGAATCGTTAATGAGGAAACAGGAATGTTGGTGCTGTGGTCTTTATCGAGGGTGTTGGCTCTCTTAAACTCGTCCATTAGTATGTCACCTCGCGCGCGAGTGTCTCAGTTTTTGTCACGGTCACTTTACCGGACTTGGCTGCTTTTCCTCCAGCGGTCAAAACGCGCTGTATTTGTTTATAGAATTTCTCAGCTCTCATGAAGAGCGGGAGCTGATAGGTCTCGGTGGTGGGGGATACCTCGTAGTCGAAGCTGCCCGTAATGTATTCTCCTTCATTATCGGATCTGATTAGTTGCACCCGCACTATGTATTTTTCAGTCATTCATCGCCAGACCTTGATGCCCTGCTCGGTCAGATAGTTCATTGCGAAGAACACAATGTCCGTAAGTTCGCCTGTAATCTTGTTCTCACGAGCCACGGCCCATATTTCCCTGCCCGTGATCTCCTCCTGATTCCTTGGCTCTATGTACTCCTCGAGGATAAGCTGCCCTAGCTTCTCGCCGGCGACGTACTTGGGGCTCAGAAGTCTCTTGTGGAGTTTCTGTGCTTCTTTTATCTGATCAAAATCAGCATCTGGAACCATCCAAATGCGCACGCGCGGACCCCGTTTTCCTCTCCCGCCTCTAGTTTTTACCGCCGGCACAATGAACTTGAATGCCCTCAAGTCCGTCAGGTAACGGTACATTGTCGGCTCCGATACCCCAAGTCTGTTTTGAAGGATGAGAGAAGTCGATGCCCCATAGTTAAGGAAGTGCCAGGCTGTCCTTCTCAGATTTTTTGTTGAGAGGATCTTCCCTACCTGCTCCAGATCATTCTCAGAACATAAGAATGACTCACGGGCGCTCAAGTGCTCAGAAAGGGAAATGCTCTCATGATATGATGATAATAATTGAATAGCTTTAACTATATTATATACCGAATTATTATCATTTTCTAAGAGCATTGTTTTCTTTGGGAGTGTCATAGTGTCACCTTCGCATCTGCATCCAGAGCACTATTCCGAGAGCCAGGGATATGGCGCCGCTTGCTATGATCAGCCACATGGATAGGCGGAGATTTCTCTTAAAATCGGCGCTCATTGTCCTGTTGCCTTCTCCATCTCGGTTACGTTCTTGTAGTGTGTGCCCCGGACGTAGACCGGGCCGTGAGCCAGGGCATCCATGACCTCGTCGAAGGGGAGCTTCCTGCAGGAAAAGCAGACGTATTGGACGCCCCTGTGTCCGACATATATGCCTCGGCTCCGTTTTCGTGATCGAGGGGTTCCGCAGACGGCGCATTCAACTTCCTCCATTAGTTTTCTCCTAACATCGGTGGCGTGTTCCAGCCAAGGGTGTCGTAGGTCCACTCGAAGAGCTCGGTGAATGTCTTGCCCTTGTTCGTGATAACGTATAGATAGGGTGTACGTGTGATTCTGTGGCCACTAGCGGTGACGTATGGAACTTTTTCGATAAGTTCTTTCTCTGATAGTAGTGACAGATATTTTTCGAAGAGTTGGCTGTTCATATTGACTGCTTGATATAGGTGTGTCTTTTTGATGGGTTCCCCTGTGTTCCTGAGTATGCCGAAGATAAGCTGGAGGGGTCCCCTGCGCCGGGGTTGCTCCATCTTATTTTTCCTCCTTAAGCCAGATGGGGGATATGGCCTGATATTTTCTGCCGCTCATTATGAGTAGGCCGTCGACCAGTAACTGGCTAAGGGCGGGGCTCAGGACTGATTGCGATATGCCCATGTAGGCTCGGATGTCGGTGAATCTGTGGGCTCCACCCTCCTTCAAGAGGGTGAAATATATTTTAGTTGTCGGAGAGTGACGGCATAGTCTCTCCAGAAAGTCCATTATTTCTATATTCGGCTTAGCTGTGGTTGATCCTCGGAATACTCTTCCGCATGTGTTACACTGGCTCATGCCAGGGAAGTTCGTGTTGTGGACATCATATGAGCTGCAACGTGGGCAACTTGCGCGCGCGTTATCACTCAATATGGGTCCTCTGGTTCTGCTTTACTTATCTTCATGGGTGTTTCCTTGTTGCAGACCTTGCAGGTATAATACGCCCAGCCGTCGCCGAGATCCTTTTTCATGTGCGGGGTTTCTTGGGCTTCATGTGCGCCGCTTTCACAGTATAGCATAACTATTTGGGGCTCGGTTTCTGTGGCTTCTTCTATGGGCTCCTCCGGCTCTTGTGTAGGCTCTTCAACTATGTCTTTGACGGGTTCTTCCTTGACGTCGTCTTCCCAGCCAACCTTCAGCCATCCATCCCAGGTACATTGTGCGGGTCTCTTTCCCCATCTTCTCTTGTAGTATTCTTCGCATTTTCGGCAGATATTTAAATCTTCAAGAGGCCGATCTAGCCCCTTTACACATGGGTCCACATATTCATATTCTGGGTTCACCTCTTCCTCTAACTCTTCGGTATAGTCTGGGACGGAGGGCTCTGTGATCTCAGCTGTTATAGATTCCTCTGGCTCAGGATCGTCATCAAACACGATTGTCTCCTCATCAGCCCCGGTGACGGTGGTGACTTCCTCGGTATGCGGTGGCTCCAAGACTTCCTCTGTTGGCTTCTCTTCCTGAGGCTCATCGGCAACGTCTTTGACCAAGGGAACCACGGTCTCTTCTTCAATAATGGGATCCTCAAGCTCCTCGTCTACGGGTTCTTCTATTTCATCAGGTTCGGTAATGGCCTCGATCTTAGGGGGTGACGTACGTGTACGTGGAGGCGGAATTTCGCAGCTCTTTTTCTCTAGGCGAACGGTGACCCTCAGGAGGTCACCTATTTCAAAGCCGAGGTTATCCCTGACCGGCTCATAAAGGCAGATACGCCATCCCTTGGCTATTCTGGCGAGGAAGGTTTCCTTGCGTTCTGTCTTGTCGAGTTCGAGAACTTGTTTGGCTATGGCTATGATTTCGCAGCACTCGATGTCTTTTGAGTAGAAGCCACATAGGGGATTGCATTCGTGTCCTTGCATTAGTGGGCAGAACTTGTCGGTCATTCTAATTCCTCCAGTATTTCGCCTAGTCTGAAAATTAGGTCGCTGGCGTCCATGTTGGTTTCCTTGGCTTCCTCCCACAGCATTCTGACAGATTCAAGTTTCTCAGCCTTTTCCTTCATCTGCTTCATGTTGCTCAAGACATATCGTGAAGAGAATATGTGGTCCTTCCCCTTCCCCAAACGAGGTAGAACGTCTTTTGCTATTCGGATAGCTTCATTGGGATTGTAATTAAAATCAGTCATTCCTTTTTCTCCTCCTCAAGCACCCACATAAGTATAGCAACCTCAGCCCGATGCCTGTTCCGTCTAAACATAGCTCTTGAGTCGATTTCCATGAGATCTATGATTTTGCCCAGGATCTCCTTTCTTGTTCGCATCACGGTTCCTCCTTTTTCCTGACGAAGCCCATGCAGTACCTCAGCCGCTTAGGCGCGTAGACATCCTTGCAACCGGATAGACAGTATTTATCAGCCTCATCATATTCGGCGCAGCGAATACACTGATGGATCCGCTCATGCTTACGTCCCGACCTACTCATTCAGGGACCTCCTCTATTCCTGGCAGGTCTTCAAGTCCGTTGGGCTGCCGCCGTCTGAAGCGTATGTTCACGTAGTCGTTGTTTCCACGGTAGACGTTGGCCTCTATGAGGCCGTCGAGGGCCAGGGCTACGAGGCGGCGGAAGTACCATTTACTCATGTGCCTCTCCCCGGTCTTCTGTGAAACTAGGGCGATCATTCTGAATAGTTCTATGTAGCCGGGGTACTCGTTGACATATTCCAGTATGGCCTGGGAGACAGGTCCGAGGTTAGACATTCATGTGTCCTCCTCGTCAGTTACCCTCAGAAGTCCACATTCACTGCACTTCATGAATATGTTGTTTCGCCACTTCTCGGATCTGTTGATCCATTTTCGATCCTTCTTCTCTATAAGGGCCTTAACCCAGCTTGGAAGCTCGCTCTTTTCAAGGAAGCTCCTTCTCTCCTCGGTGACGTCCTCGAAGATGTGTTTGCAGTTCCTTTGTTCCTCCGTCAATGTAACCATCTATTTTCCTCCTCTGATCAGCAGCCGTATCATGGAGAGGAAAACGTCTATCCAGCCCAAGACGCAGTTGGGCTCGTAGAAGCACTTACGACCGTATTTTGAGGCGTCGCCGTACCATCGGCAACCGTTGCCCTTGCATAGAACCATGTTTACTCCGCTTCCTTGGGTCGCATGAGTACCCAGCGCTTCTCCTTGGGGCGCCACTTGAAGCCAGCTTTATCCAGCATACGGGATACTTCGCCGAAGTTCTCACCTAAGTACGCTTTTGTCTTCACTATGGCACGTTGGTCTTCCTTCTCGAAGCTGAAGGTGGTCTCAGAATCAAGGCCTGCGTCGCCTACCCAGGCGCCGAACGCCGTGTCTACGTGATCCCAGCCTCTGGATCCGAGTTCTTCCTCGAAGTTCCATGTAGGTATCTCCCATGAATCGGGTAAAGGGAGGCCCTCGCGCTGCTCCGAATCCACATTCTTACGTTCGAACTCCGGACCCAAGCTCATCTCCTCGGCACTGACATCGGCGGAGCCCACGAAGTTACTGACGGCCCGGTTCCAGGCTCGGGTGAAGGCTATTGATCGGACGTCGTGGTAGGGGCGGTCCTTGTGGTGGACTAGGTTGGGTTCGTCTATGGTGCAGCTTCCGACGCCGGTGGATTGTCTGCCGAGTTTGTTGAAGACCCGGATGGTGTAGTTGTAGCCGTAGAAGTCGCCTCCCATAGTTATCGCCTCCTCTTTCAGGACCTCATCGCTCAGGTCGAAGCCCTGAGCGAGTTTAGCGAATCCGCTACGAGATGTATATTGCTTGTTTCCCTGAATGATATAGTCCCGCCCTTCAGTCATCAGCGTCTTCTTGACCTGGGCCACATATTTCGTCAGCTTCGTAAGTTCGGCTATAGGCATAGTCGGGATGTCCAGAGACTTGTCTTCATCAGACATTAGGCTTTAACCTCCTTAACCATGGCATAATCTGGCATTCTCACATATTTCTGAGCGCCATGGAACACAGAATGGTCTGGTTTTTTGGGGCGACTTCTGTAGGCCTTGCAATCTTCTTCAGTATGTTGTGTCTCTTTTCCAAGGATGGGCTTACCGCATATCCTGCAGATATAGCCTCCCTTCAGCGATTTTCTATCGTAGTCAAAAGGGTCTTTCCAGGTGAGTAGCCTATATGACAGCATAATAATGCCGCCACCCAATCCAGCAGCAATGGCTCCAGCAAGACCCCTCGCAACTTCTTCTCTCATTGCTCTTCCTCCTTTTCGCCCCACTGGAAATTAATGGTACCATTCTCTCCGTACTGGTATCGGTGGACGCCGCCGTGGGCGAGGCTTATCGGAGCCGACGTATGGGAGCAACAACCATGGAGCCCGGGCCGCTCCCCGCCGGGTCCAAGGTCAACGCAATTCCCCGTCGACACCGACACGATCATGTCGAGTCCCTCCTTCGTTTTCTCAGGTAGTAGTAGGCGTCCATGATGACGTAGACCCCGGTGAAGTAGATGCAGCCGCTTACGAGGGATCTAGCGATCAGCTGCATCATCAGGTTTCGGCCTCCTTTCGCGCGCAACCGGGTCGATACCCCTCTCCACGCGCACGTGCGCGAAGGAATCCTTCATCCTCCCCTCTCTTGAGGCGACCCCAGCAGACGGGTCCGATACCCCGCTTCACGCTCACAGGAGCCGTCAGAAGCCGGCCGCATATACGGCACCGAGTCTCACCTCTCAGGCCCCCGATCTCCTTTTCATTCAAGACTGGAACTTTGAAACTAAGTGTGGTTGCATCTTCCCATTCTGCGCTTTGATATGGTTCAACCCCACTTAGATTTATGCCACCCATGTTTTCTTCCGTTATCAGAGGAGGATCCAGCTCAACATTATTTCCAGTGAGATACCCACAATCAGGGCACTTCATGAAAACGCTGTAGATGTCGTCCTTTCTGTGAATCCAACCCACTGACTCGAAGTGCTTAAAGTCGGCGCAAACAGAACACGATCTCATGCTAAGGCCTCCTTGTTTTTCTGTTCTGAAAGGAGCTCTGTTATTTTAGCTACTATTTCCTGGTCGGTTGCAGATTTGGAGACATGTATTCTCGGTCGGCGGTCTGGATCGGAAATGCTGTGCGTTCGTATCCATTCCGATTCCATGTCAACTATGTTATCATCAAAGCTGATGTGCATACTTTTTATTATGTCACATGCTCCCATCTTCCAGTAGTTCTTCTTCGAAGCCAATCCCCACCATTCCTTCTTACTGCTTAGATGCCAAGGGTAGTTTCTTATGACTACAACATAATCATCCATTGTGTAAAGGAATCCTACGTTTTCTCTGTATGCGTGGCACTCGAAGCCGATGCAGGGCTCATTATAGTAGGGACACTTTTTATCGGGGCTCATGGCAAATCCTCCTTTTCCTTTCGGAGTATATCTAATTCCATTGTCTTTTCCTTTGCCCATCTCTTAGGCCCACAAATCAGTCCACTCTTGACTACTGAGCCATCATAGCCTGGTCCTCTGTTAACAGATAGACTGCAAAACGGGCAGATAGGCATCATTCTACCTGTTGGCGTTGTTGTCCATACATAGGTAAAGGGGTGCTGCTGGATGATTACTTCCTCTTCATAGACGGGGAACTCAAAGTCTTTCTTACAGCGCTTGCACTTCATTGTCCTTCCTCCTTGTCGGTTAGGAGCTGAATTAGTTTGATGTATGATCCGACGATTTTTATGGCATGTTTAAGAATCTCGATGGATGTAGGTGTGTCCACTTCTTTTATGGGATAATCCCATTTTGTGGCTTCGTCTATCCACCAGTGTCCTTCTGTTTTTGACAGGGTTAGTTTTGGGTGGCTGGGCGAGATGTCTCTCCAGGCCCATCCGAGGTAGGGGATTGGTTTGTCGTCGAGGTCGACGATGAGTTTGTGTTTCATGAGTTTGTTTAGTTTTTCGGCGAGTCGTTTGAATGTTCTTTGTAGTTCGGTTTTGCTATCCATCAGCATGAGGACTCCTTGGAGCCGGTTATCCACACTTCTGAGTAATCACAATCTGGATTTGCACAGTGAACTGGAATCTCATTGCTATTGTCTGATACCCAATCATCATCCGTGGTGAGCAACGAACCGCAGAAGGGGCATCGCCCAAATTGGCCATTGGGTTGTTTCGGTAATGCCTTGACCGTTTCTTTTATCGGGTAATCCATAAGATCTAGCCCTCTTTCTCGATGTCTCCGCCCAGCGCCCTCATCATGCCGTTGAGGAGGCGCTTGTAGCTCTCCCAGCGCTGGTCCTGCTTCTTCTCGAGCTGTTCCAGCCTCTCCTCCATCTGGTGCAGGCGAACCTCGACAGACATCAGTCCGAGGCCTCTTTCTCCAGTTCTTCTAGGCGCCTTCTCGCGGCGTCTCTGACGAACTCGGCCATGCTCTGGTAGCCCGATCTTTTCAGAATCTTCCTCATCTTCTCGGCGAGGTGTTTGGGTATGCTCACCGTGGTGTAGTCTCTAATATGTTCTGACATGTCAAAACATGTACTCCTAATACACAAGACATATAAAGGTTTACATGGAAATACATGTAGAGTAATGTTTAATTGGAGGTAAGAAATATGGAAAACAATATCGAATCAAGAGACGATGTTAGATCAAAATTAGAACAGAAGAGCATCAAATCTAGGAGAATCAGTAGAAAAAGATCATATACGACAGTCAACGTCCCTTGGACTCTGATGAATAGAATTGACTTTGTTCTGAAGGAAGGAGATCATGGATATGCCAGTCGAACCGACTTTATTTATGATTCTATCAGGAGGCGTCTGAGGGAGCTGGATTACTTGAAATGAGGGAGATTTAGAAGTTAAACAAGTTTGGTAAGTCTTGTAATTGTCCGCGCGCGAAAATATTGGTAAATTAAAGGGAGTTTAATTCACTTGTCGTCTCAGACTTCTACGGCAGGTTCTCGATGCGCAGTAGCTCCTTCTTCATTACCTCAATGAGCTCCTTCCTCAGCTCCTCCTTGATGTTCTTCAGCTCCTGTTGACTCACGACGCGCTTCTTCTCAACCTCCCGGCGGAGGGTCGCTATCTCTGCGGCCTGGTCCTCTATCTTCTGGACTGAAGCCTGTTCACCGAAAACCCTTAGCTTAGGGTAGGCATTCACATAAGCAGGAGTGAGATCCCCTGTCTCCTCAGGCCTGCTGTAGGGCCCCATGGACCCGCCCACGGACTTGCCTTGGAGCTTCTTGATCCAGGCATCGTGCATCCCTGCACTCTGAAGCATCGTGGTGTGAAACTTCCTGAGGCTGTGACCGCTTATCTTCTTCCCCACCTTGGATCCCAACCTTCTGAAAATTGCGCTAAGCGCCGTCGCCTCAAACCGTTTGTCGAACCTGTTCGCGAAGAGGGGTTCCTGGGGATCCTCCTCCTGTCTGTCCTCTAGGTACAGGTTCAGGGCCTCCACGGCCTCAGGGCCTATGTGGATGTACGCCGCGGCAGCCGTCTTCTCTGTGCCCCGTACATGGAAGACCTTGAAGTTCTCCCCGTTGGCCGTGACTGTCTGGGCCTCCAGGTAGTCCGCGATATTCAGGAGAGCCAGGTCACCCAGCCTTATCCCCGAATCCTTCAGGAACATGAGCATTCCCCGTGTCTTCAGCCGTGTCTCTTCTGGTGCACGGTCCCACATCGTCCTTATCTTGTCACTCAGGGCAACCCTCTGACCGTTCGAGAAGCCCTTGGGCTTATCCTTGGCCTTGATCCTAATGGGCAGCCCCTGGCTCTCGAAGAATGAGACCACGGCTTTAGCTACTATCCTGCATGTCCCCGGTGCGTAGCCCTTCTCCATCATCTCGAACATGAAGACCCTGACCTTGCGCTCTACGTTCTCATGGTCCCTCGTGTCACCGCTCGCCAGGTCCACCTTCCGCATCTGATAGAGCTCCTCCCCATCCTTCATGCCCCATCGTTCCAGGAACATGCCGAAGTACCGACGATAATTATACCTCGTGACTTTCTTCTTGGTCTGTAGGTCCTGCTCCCAGACGTCCATTGCCTTGCTCATTTGAACCGTACCAAGGTTCTACCACCCCGTATATAATGCTATGTCTTTCATTTTCCTCCTGGAGGAGGACACCTAAAGACGTAGTATCTACCACACACATTATATAGGGGGTCGCGCGCGATCACATTTTAAGCATAGCCCTTTGGTAGTGATTATCAATCCATAATCCCTATTTTGGTGGCCACCAAAGGAACACTCATGAGCATCCCCCGCAACCATGAAGAGGCGATAGAATTACTCGAGGACCTCTATAAGGTACTACCCCGGATTATTTTCTTAATGAAACTATCCCTTATTATCCAAAATCAGAAGACCGCCGTCAAATCCCCCGAGGGTAGCCATGTGACGCGTGATTTAGTCTCACCTATCCCACCCTCTTCATGAGGAGGGAACTCCTCCCGAGGAGGAGCTTTCGCGCGCGCCCTCATTCAGGACACCTTGATAGACGGCTTCAACTTGAGACAGGTTTCTCCTCATAAGGACTAGGAAGTTCGCCAGAATCTCTTTCTTCTCGTCGAGGGGCATCCATCTCATCATGGTCTTGAAGTAAGCGTCGGTGAACTTGTACTCGGCCTCCATACGCCCACCGAGGCTCTCGAGGAGGGTCGTCCCCTTCTCGGTGAGGCTGTAGAACTCGGTCTTATCTCTTATCTCAGTCTTAACGAAGCCCTTGGATTCGAGGCTCTTCAGAGCCGGATAGAAAGTACCCGTCTTGAGATCCCAGAGACCTTCAAACTCATCGCGGAGAACCTTTAACATCTCGTATCCATACTTGGACTCTTCGCTCAACTGCATAATCACGAGGAACTGAAGCGGGCTCACGACCCTCCTCCCGTAGATAAGACCGCCCCTCATCATGATTCACTTGACACCTGGGGGCGCATCTAGCTCCCATGTATTCCCATGCGTTCCTTTAGATGCACCCCGATTTAATACTTCCGTCTATTAAATGACGCAAAATAGCCACCTCTGACCTCAATGAACTGCCTAGAAGTGCCCCGCCATAAGAGGCGTATGTGCTACCTAAAAAAGGGGGGAGGGATTAGGGTGTGTCGCCGAGTTGAATTATCAGGTCGATGAAACGATAGCTGCCGACCGGCGCGTTCGGATCCACGGATATGTCAAACTCCACCACCACGAATATCTGGCTTAACGGGTTATCATATTCAGGAACGAAAAGCGGGTTGCCCAGCCACTCAAGGCTGTAAACGGTGGCCCCAGACAGATCCACATCAGCTGCGATCGTCATGTCGGTGTTGCTCCAAGACCCGTCGTTCATAAGCGACTCAAGCTGCAGGTCACAGGCCACCGTCATCCAAGACGGAACCGTCACGGATAACCCTAGATTCAACGTCAAAACATTCGTGTCATCAACGTAGAGAAACAGATACTGCTTCCCGGCCTCCAAACCAACCGTCGAACCTTCGAAGAGAACGTCAGTCGTCACGAAGTCGACATACGCCGCCTTAGTGGTGGGGTCTATCCAGGTGGACGAGGGCACGACGTTTGCCTTGGCATCGATGTTTCCCTCGATCGACGTTGATATTGAGCTAATGGGCACGCTACTCCAGTACCATACGGCTACCGCTACACCGCCCCAGAACAAGGCACCGAACGCAAGTATCACCAGAAGAGGACTTATTCTACTTGACTTCATTCTACATACTCCACGGAAACGACGGCCAAACACCGCCGCTTCCGCCAAAACCTGCCTAGAAAACGTATTTAAGACACACCCACAAAGTCACCCCAGACTCCTCGGTGAAACTTAGAGCTACCGCTGACCCTGTAGTTATGCTGCCTAGAAACGGTGCGTGCTCCTACCAGCGCCGTCGACTCAGCGCTCCCCACCTCGTGCCAGACTCGGCCTCCCCTGTCCTCGGAGACGCAGCCTCCTGCTCCCGCTGAAGGCTCTATTGGCACGTAAACCAATACTCGCCTTTAAATGGTGCCCCACAAAAACGTCAGAATTGTATTAAACATGTAAAAAGAAGGTTAGCGGACGTAGAGACGCCGAGGCTTCGTGAATTTCCGTAACGCGCCGTGGGCCAGATCTTGAGGAAAATCTTCACCATCCCCACAGGGGACCAAAAGGAAGTAGTCGACGAATATGGTATTCTCTGTCGCCGTTACTTTTATGAAACGGAGCTGGATTGTGTTCAGGGCGGCTACGTCTTCCTCTGAGATGTCAAATATTATCCCGTCGTAGCTGAATGTAGCGGCTAGTTGCTCTGTTACCTCAGCGTTTTCCTCGTTTCTGATTTCAGCGGGGGCCGCGTTCTTATACGCCCGCATTCCGAAGTCATCTACTACTTGATCAGTGTCCTTCGCCCGGCTGAATAGTAAGTATCTACCCGAGGGTAGGTCGGTGCCGGAAGTTATCGTATATGTGACATCATCGTTTTGCACGTCCAGAACCACGGCTTCGCCGCCGCTCAGCGTCTCGCCCCGGCCCCGAGTCGTCGTCGTGCCGATTGCGAAGTGCATATCATCAAGAATCAGGGTCTCGCCTGCGCCATCTGCAGTCCAGCCGGCAATTCTGACGTATGCTATGGGTCCACCGAAGTCGAAAGTGCCACCCTCAGTCCATCCCTGAAGATCAGCCGAGCTGTGAGGAAGATCAAAGGTAAACTGTGAAATCGCCCCGGAAGCATCGAAAGCGGGTGAGGTCACTTGATCTCCGTCCCCGTCGAAAATTTGGATGTTTTGAGTAAAGTCGCTTCCGCCCGTCCTTTGAGCCCAGAACTTGAGTTCGTCAAATTTTAGTATAGACAGAGGAACTATTGGGAAAACATCGGCGTTCACACCAGCCGCGCCAGTGGATGTAACTTCTGTCATGTAATTGCCTACCTGAACGTCTGTTACGTCGTTTATCGTTATAGTGCAGTTAGCTTGCTCAACCCATAAGCCGTCGTAGAACGTGGTCAAGTCGATTCTCCAGGTGGCGTCGTTCCGCGTGGTCTCATACAGCTCCAGGTAGCGCATTATGGAAAAGTCAGGAGTCAGGTTCACCGCATCCGGGCTTGCCACAGTGAAGCAGAACCATCTCCAACCCGCGAAGTTGTCCGTGAGATGATATTCAGCCCAATCTCCGTCGGTGTCTATGAACCTTAGTTTAAATGTGCCGCCTTCGTTTGCCCCGTATATCCAGGCTCCGACGTACTTCAAGCCGCTGAAGTCGTGGGCAGCCCCATAGTCATAGGTAGCAAGTAGATCTGCTACACGGGTCAGCGATACCATCTGGTAGCAGCTTGTCCCCGTCTTCTCGTTAGTCGTATCCTCCGTGCCCGTGACGTTGGCTGCCTGCGTCCACTTGGTCTCGTCGTCCTCGTACATGTCGTCCTTGGAGGCGTCAGGCTGAGCCTCCGTGACCATGTCCGACATGTCAGTGAATCCATCATGCGCCGCATCGATGTATTCACGGGCCGCCCCAGAGATCGTGGTCTTAGCCGGGTCGTCCTCCGCCTCCGCGAATAGGTTCGCCACAAGACTGAAAGGTGTAATATAGAACCATATCGTCGTTGAGAGAACGTCACTAGCAGCGATTTCACGGATCTGCAAGTCCCCACCGTCGATTGCCTGAAACTCTGCACTACCCGCCGTCGGCTTCTTATCGGTAAACATACCAAACAGACATGCCTCTTCCACATCATCGAAGGCTACGAGGAAGTTATCGGTTAATGTTACGTTCTCCCCATCCTCGCCCATATCATCGTCTCCGATCTCATCGTCCCCGACGTAGCCAAAGCGGACTACCGTAGAATTATAATACCAAACCCTAACAATTTGAAGGGGATAAGCCTCAAGCACCTCCATCTTCAAGGCGTAGGAACCACGAGTCAACGTGAGCCTTATCCTCAAATAATAGTCATTATCATTGACTGCGAGGTCACACATCTTAACATCGACAACCACCTTCTCCGGGGAGACCTGAACAATCTTTTCGAGGAACGGGTATCTAAGCGCCTTCGCATCATCTGGGAAATAGAGTCGGATCTGATCGGCAGGCATCCGCCATGCTGCGCCATAGTAACCGTAGAGCTTCAAACCATATTGTATCGCCTCATCAACGTGAAGCCGTATTGTCCCATTCTGAAGATAAGCATCACCACTGAAGACGTGGTCCTCGTCGAACACCTGCTGCCAATCCGCCTCGACGGCGCTGCCCTTGGCGTCCCAGAGCTCAACGTCTCCGAAGCCGTAGCTGGCGTCCACGAAGTCATACTTCAGGGCAAAGAGGGCTGGATATGAGACTTTGAGATATTCACTCATCGCCTCATCGTCGTTATCTTGTTTAAAGTTGACAAGGTCATCTTCTGTACCGATTTCATAGGCGGGGTATCCCACATTGAAGAGAAGATCGCTTATGTTATAGGGGCTTGCGTGGGCGACTAGGACCGCGTCGATAAGTTCGTACTCAGTTGCACCGTCAGCGGCTGCACGTGTGGCTCCCTGTTTTAGCCAGACATGCATGTGGCGGACGTCGCCGGGTGAATCTGCCCCGGCAACCCCATCGTGGAAAACAACGCGCCAGATCGTCACCCGCCCTGTGGCGGCTCGGATAGTATCGCCATCATAGGTTGAACCGTGAAACAGTGTGACCTCGCCAGCTCCGCCAATACGCTTAAAAATATTTAGTAGTAGACCGCCGTTTGTCACGTCCATCTCGATCTTGATGTAATCGTCCTCACTATTCGGCTGCGAAACAATCTTATCATTGATTATAAAGAAGCGGAACTTGAAGCCTTGATTAGCGCCAGAGGCCGTGTGCGTCGGGACTTCGAGAAGAATAGTGACCTCTAGTTCATTCATCATTACGATTGGATGGTGCCCGTCAATCCAGCCATAAACCCAGACATTTTGAGTGTCGCTGAGACCACCTAGCTCTATGAGGTTGTTGGTCGATTCAAGAATCGCCGTGAACGGGTTCGCCGCTTTCCATGCTCCCGTGTAGCCCTTCTTCCAGGCCCCTTCCAAAACTTCCCCGATAAAATTGTCCCCCCCATTTAGAGGCAGAATAACTTCGTTGCCGTCCTTGCCGACACGGGTAAACGTATCTGTCCCTAGAACTAGGGTGTAGTCTACCCCATTATGGGTTATCTTCAGGTTCGAGCTGCTCACCGGCAGCCCCAGTCCATACATTGGCATTCTCTTTCACCTCAAATATTCCAGTCGTTAACTCCAATCTCCGCGTCGTACACTCCGAAGCCGGCTTGGTGGGTCGTTGTCGTCCCCACCAATCTCATGTGGACATCCACCCTGGCTCGATTCTCCCCTACAAACTTGCTAATTATCGGTCTATCTGGCACCGCCCAGAAGTTGCCATGCTCTATCGTCCGGCAGTAAACCAATTTTTCCCCTCGGTAGCCATACCATAGCCAGAACTCGAGCCAGCTACGGTGCTCATTTGGCATCTCATAGTATTCGGCGAGCTCGGTGGCCCGGTTAAACGTGCGCAGCTCCGATGATAATGTGAGTATGCCATAGAGCCGGTAGCCATGCGTCGCCCAGGCCTCGACTAGGTAGTCGCCCTCAGGTGTGACGGTGAAGTTTCTGTGGCGCTGGGGGAACCAGTCTATGAGAGTGGTCTTGGTGACGTCCATGGTGTGGAAGTAGTCAGCCATTTCAGATCAACCAGTCCGATTCTGCTTCGTCGAGGTCTAGGCAGGCGAAGCCCGCCACGTAGTATGATGTGGTGCCGATGAAGAAGAGTTCTGCGTTGAAGACGTAGGTTGCGCAGTCGGCGCCCATGGGCGTCTCGTTCTGGAAGAAGCTGAAGCCCCGGAGCAGATACCAGGCCGTGACGGGTCGGTCGCCGTGGCTGAACTGGACGTACTGGGTGTTGCGGTTGTCCACGTCCATGTCCTCGCCGTGCGGTCGGGTGCCCGGTATGTCGTGGACCGCGGTGCCCACCCTGGATTTGGCGAAGAGCTCGCGCAGGCTGTGCAGGTCCTCGTCTCGGTCCACGCCGCCTCTCATGGTCACTACATACTGTCTGTAGTGGTACTCCGCCGGGATGTCTATCACGGCCACGCCGATCTGCGTCATTCTATCGCTCCTTCTTTAGTTTCACGACTTTAAGTAGCTTCTTCTCCCTCTCGGTGAGAGCCTCTTCGTCGTCTACAAGTATATCGAATAGGCTTATCAGCCGTTTGGAGCGTATCTTCCACGGGTCGACCTCGACGACGTCGCCCTCATTCAGGATGTATGTTTTGTCTTTGACGTGGAGCCTGAAAGGGCGGAGCCCCTTATACCTAAGCC